TGCCACTGAAACTAACAGCAACTATGTCTTTAACTATATCTTCAACTATATCCCCAGCTAGAATACCAGCTAGAATACCAGCTAGAATACTAGCTATGGCCTAAGCTTTACCCATTAGTTCAAGTATCAGCCCACAGTAACAGATAACAGTAACAGAGCAAAGTAACAGAGAACCTAACAGAGGGCTTGGCTGAAGCCAAGACTTGCAGGCAGACACTTCATCAGCTACTGCGTAGATTGCTACGCAAGAAACAGAGGGAAGAAACAGAGGGAGCATCGCCATCAGTAACAGAGGGAAAAGCAGAGGGGAAATAAGAGCAAAAAACATTAGGGGAAAAGTCATAAATTATTTCAAGTGTAGTACTTACTAGACCAGTGTTAATTTCTCAGAATACCCCCCGGTATGTCTGAGATGCATTCTGTAAAAGAATGCTTTAGAGTGGGGAAAGTGAAATACTTTACTTAAGAAAGGAGCCTACTATGGAATGGCTTATTGGAATTATAGTATTCTTAATCCTTGCAAAGCAAGGTTTGAGAAAGCAAAATAAAGAGGTTAGAGTCAAAGAGGCTCTAGGAACCATCGCAGCTAATTCAGTATTGGAAGTTGCTGATTTGCTGGAGATCGAGGTAATCGATACTTCAGCTAAAGGTAAGAGAGCATAAGCTCTCTTATCCTATTTCTTTTTCTTTTTCTCTCTCTCTACTCTCAAATGGACGTATAACCTTACACTGACAGATAGACCAATGAGGAAAGTGAAATATTTTACTCATAAGGAGAACATTATGCAAGTTACAATTCTAGAAGTTAATGGCGATAAAGTCAGTAAGACTTTGTCTTATATCCCAAGCGGAAGAAACTGGTACAACGTTGTAATTAAAGGAGAGAAACAGCAACGTTTCAGCACTCCTGAGGAATGCCTAGCATACCTAAAGAGCAGAGAGAACGAGGAAATCCATGCCTACATCAAGGTCCCTCAACCTTTTGCATCATACAACGTTGAAAGTTTAAGGATAGCATAAGCTATCCTTTTTCTTTTTCTAAACTTAACTTTTTCTTGACACGATCTTGACGTCAAGATAGACAGACCTACGCAGTTGTCTGTGCAACAGACCTACGCAGTTGTCTGTGCAACAGACCTACGCAGTTGTCTGTGCAACAGACCTACGCAGTTGTCTGTGCAACGCAACAGACCTTACATCAGATAGACACACAGTTTCTTACTCTGTTTCTGACATCAGTAACTTCACTCTGTTACTGTTATCAGTTCTTGCTCTGTCTCTGTTATCTGTTACTTCTAAAGTAATAGACCCACTCTATTTAAACTCAGAGGAGAATTAATGGTAGATATACGTATGGAGATAGAGGTTCATTACGAACCTTTATTAGCTGAGATACATTCAAGAGTATCTCAATGGTTATCAGACTATAAGGCAGGCTTATGGGGTAAAACCTATGAGTCTAAAGACTTACGTCTAGCTAAAGTTGAAGCTAACTTAGAGGATATCCCTTTGTGGGTATTAGTTAGTGTAGCTTCTAATAGTGCAGAGACACTCCAAACGTGTTCTGCACGTCTAGGTTCATTCTTAGAGGACGAGACTATCCTAGCTATCAAGACTGGTGCTGAGATACTTAGCATCTGCGATGGCTTAGGATTTCAGATCGAGAGACCTGTCTATGGAGAAGGCAATACCTTTATGGTTCATTGCCACCTAGATAGGTTAAGTGAGGTGTTAGCTCTTCAGGCATTAGAGTTCTATCCTATGCCTGAGAAGAGTATCCCTGATGCACCTAAGAGCAATGCTCAGGTGCTATTAGGGCATAGAGAGAACAGACACGAGAATACTCTCAATATGTCTGTCCTTAGCATATTAGGATCAGTTGGCTATAAGCTTACGCCTATAGCTGCTATGACTGAGGATAAGCCTGAAGGTGTCAGAGATACTGACTGGGATAACTATCTTGAACAATGTGAGATAGTCAAGGCAGAGTTAGCTAGTAAGCCTTTCTACTTTAAGTGGGCTTATGACAAACGTGGTAGGGTATACAGCAAAGGATACCATTGCAACGTACAGGCTAATGAGTATCACAAAGCTTGCCTTAGCTTCTCTAAGTCAGTTGATCTTACAGATCGTGGTTGGTATTGGCTAAAGGTAGATATAGCCAATGCCTTTGGATTAGATAAAGAGCTATGGGCTGATAGGGTAGCGTTTGTGGATAACAACATAGATGCTATGTTAACAGACATAGATGGCTGGTCAGCTAAAGCTGACGATCCACTACTAGCTAAGTCAGCTCTATTAGCATACCAAGAGTCATTAGTTAGTGGTAAGTCTAACCATATAGTCAGGCTAGATGCAACTACATCAGGACCTCAACTGATGTCAGTTATGACTAGAGACATAGAAGGTATGCAGAGGTTTAACGTCATAGGTAGCAGTGTTAGAAGAGATTTCTACACTGAGGTAGCTACAGCTATCTATGATCAAACTAGGGATAGTAAGCTATGGGGAGAAACACCTAGCTTCAAGAATATTAGAAAAGACATTAAGGCTTCGATAATGACCTATTTCTACAATAGTGAGGCTAACCCTAAAGCTTACTTCGGAGAAGACTCTAAAGAGCTAAAGGTGTTCTACGACGTTATGGCTACATCAGCCAAAGGTGCAGTAGAACTAAAAGGTTACATCAACTCTCTATGGTCAGATACTAAGCTCTATAATGCTTGGTATCTACCAGATGGACACTATGCTTATTGTCCTGTTATGGTTCAAGACAAGAAGAGAGTTGAAGTTAAAGAGATGAAAGGTGGTACAGCTACTATGACAGTAGTCTGTGATGTGAATAAGGCATCTAATGAGCCACACAGATCTCTTACGCCTAAACACTTTGGGCTATAGTATAGAAATATACTACGTATAACTCGGTTAATTGCTGGAAAGCTAAGGGTATTTACCTATGCCAATCAGCAGCCAAGACTCGAATAGAGTAAGGTTCAACGACTATCCTGAGAGGGAGTAGGTCAGAAGTCTGATCGAAATGCCGAGTATCTAAACAGATAATGCTGTAGATAAAGATATAGTCTGATCTTAAGGGAAACCTTAAGGTATATACATTACAACAACTCTAACCATCAATAGAAAGGATAGAGTTTAAAGATGAAAGTATACTGGTTACATTTAAAGGATCACACAGATCCTTATTCAGAGGGTTACATAAGTATCTCTACTCAAGTACAGGTTAGATTTCAAGCACATATACGAGGATCTAAGAAGGGTACTTCAAAAAAGATGCACAAGATTGTAAACGAATATGGTAAAGAAGCTATCTTGTGTGATGTACTCTTTGAAGGTACAACTGAAGAGTGTGTAGCTAAAGAAATAGCTTACAGACCACATAAAGGTATAGGTTGGAATATCCATACAAGTGGGACAATACCTCCTAACAATTTAGGTAAGAAACGCTCTGAAGAGACTAAACGTAAGATCAGTGAGAAACAAAAAGGTAAGAAAGGACATCCTAGTCCATTTAAAGGTATGACTAATAGATTTACTCCTGAACAGCGAAAGCTAATAGGCTCATACCACAAAGGCAAAACTATTAGTGAAGCTCACAAACAAGCTTGTAGAGATAAGCTTAGTAGAGGTAAATCCAAGAATGCTTCAAAAGTGAATCTTTACCATACCGACAAACCTGATGTACTTATAAAGTCTTATGAGTGCTTAATGGATTGCTGTGATGATATTCATATAGGATACTCGGCAATTAGATCGCAATTAAGACGTATAACTAAAGTAGGCAAAGAAGAGTTCTTACTGAAAGCTAAGAAATCAGGATACTTTGTAATGTATATCGAAGAGAAGTAACGACTCTCTTTTAACACAAATGAATGTAGTGCATAGTGTTGATGCACTTATGATGCGTTGGGTAGTTGAGATACTGAATGATCAAGGCATACAGGTATCTCCAATACACGATAGCTTCGGAGTACACGCAGAGCATTGCGATGCACTCAGAGAGGCATATCGTAAGTGCCTAGCAAGGCTGTATAAAGAGGATATTCTCAATAGTATCCTTAGACAGATACAGCCTGATGCTGAGTTTGAGCTACCTGAGTATAGCGAAGAGATATATCAAGCTATTAGAGGTAACATAGAGGGATACTACATCTGCTAGTTAGGGTATTAGTAAATGCTAATGCCCTACGGGCAATCTTGTGGTAAATCGTTGGGCTGTTGAAGCTCTTACACATTAACTAAACTAATAAATAAAGGATCTAAAATGAAACCAGCAACATCAACAATAACATACGAGAACTTCGGACAAAACGTAACTAGCAGATTAATCACTAGCATAGGCAACCTATGGGTTGCTCTAGCTAGAAATCCATACGGTTCTCATAATTTGGTTCTAGTAACTGTAGTAGATGGTGTATATACAGCCATCAGACATGGAAACCTAGCTGCTATTAGCTGGATAGCTAGTGAGAATTGTGCAGATCGTAAGATCAAAAGAGCATTAGTTAGATGCTTTGAAGCTATAGGCTACAATCCTATGGCTAATAAGCCTATGTCTAAGCTTCAATTAGCTATTGAGAATAATAGACGTAGCTATCTAGCTAGGTTAGAAGCTGAGAGAGTAGGTAGGGAGTAATCCCTATCTACTCTTATTTTTTACTATAGAGGAGAAGTTACTATGAATACTTATGGAGAGTATGTCATAGCTTTCAAGAGTAATGACGAGAAGCATAAGAATATGCGTACGTCAGTCAAGAGGTTGCCTAAAGATAAGGCTATTGAATACTACACTAGGAAGCTAGCGATAGTATGGAAACTAATAGAACAATCTAAACATAAAGAGAGGTAAATACAATGTTAAATGATCTTAGAGCAATATATGTAGCTTTATTGCCACATAAAGCAATATTAGACGAACTCAGTATCACTGAGTCAGCCAATGGTGGTATGGTATTACGAGTTAATAATGTGTATCTTAGTGATACTCCAACTAAGACTATACGTTCAGAGGGTAGCTCAGTAGTAGTCCACTGGGACGAAGTTGAGCTAAACATCTGCTACGAAGATGTTAGTAGTAGTGTAGTAGAGTATTCTGCTATCAATATCTATGCTAATGATACATTTATAGGGGAGATATTACTATGAAGCAGTCAGCTATAGAATTAGCAATAATCTACGAGAAGCTAAACGAGTGGAAAGCTGAAAGATACCTCTCATTAGATAACCAAAGAGTAGGTTACTACTCTAACATATTAGAGGAGCTAGGAGAACTATCAGAAGCTATGAGAGCTAATGACAGTAATGGCTACATAGATGCCTTATGTGATGTCATAGTGTTCTCTGTAAATGCTCTAGGAGAGTATAAGTATAGTCCAACAGTGATGAATATCACTAGAAACACAGCTAGAGAGACACTACTAAGGCTATTGCTACACGAGGTAGGTAAATATGGCAGAAACTGGGAGAGTAGATGTGTATGCAATATCTACAACATCTGTAGCTTACTAGCTATACAAGAGGGATATAGCTTATATCCTAGTATGTTAGAAACTATAAAAGAAATTAGCTCAAGGACTGGTAGCTATGATCCTACCATAGGCAAATGGGTCAAGGATAAGTCTCCAGAGGCTCAAGCTAAGTGGTATAAGGCTAACTACCAAAGGATCACTAATGCTTAGTCAAGGAGAGATAAGAGTAGCTGCATTACTCAGTGCTTGCTATGGTATGTTAGTTGATGATGACATAGACGAGTTATACATCGACAAAGAGACCACTGAGATGGTCAATAAGATCAGATGGGGCTTATATGACCTATTAGTACCTTATTCATCTCACGAGGCAGAGATAGCTACCAAAGGTAGAGTTATAGAGTCTAAGCTTAAAAGAGATAAGAAAGACTATCTGATCTCAAATACTCAGTTAGCTATGGATTTACTCTACTTAGCCTTTCAGCCTAATGAGAGAGGCTTTAAGAAAGCTCCTAGCAAGGTCATAGAGTGGTATAGGGAGAACAAGGATACTATCCTAGAGATCAGCTATAGATCTGTAGATAGTGATCAATTTAAAGACTCTGATGAAGGTAGCTACCTATTAGCTCACGTAGCATTAGAGGCTTTTACTAAATAAACTTATAGAGAGGTAAGAATAATGGCAATTAATCAAGAAGATCTAGCATTTGTTAGAGAAGCTGTATTAGCTTGTGAAGCAGAACAAATCTTTAAACCAATAGAGGAAGGTTACACAAACATACTCTTATGTAATCCAGAGAAGTCTCTTAATTATCGTTTAGATTACATAAACTCAATCAAGATACCAGATGGGTATAAGAAAGAGTTTAAATACCCTGTATATATCAGCTACCATAGCATATTATACGGAGTGCTACACAATGAGTATGGTGTAGTTGTTAAGCAGATTAAGAGAAGCTATAGTGAGCTATTGTGGAGAGAGATTATCTCTAAAGACCCTTATAAAGGAGACTTAACTGAGATAATGTTTATCCCTGATAATTCAGCGTATCACATAGACTGGTATAAGGTGTCAGAAGGATATAACCTAGAAGGGCTACCAGATAGCTGTATGAAAGGTAAAGGAAATAGATTTATCCCATTAGATAAGATAGCTGAAATGGCTGTCTTAGTTAAAGACTCTACTAATCAGATGGTAGCCAGATGTATCGTCTGGAATAAAGGTGTAGTAGAGAGAGCTAATGGAGAGAGAATAGATAAAGACCTCTACGATAGGCTCTACTATGTAAATGGTTATGCTGAAGAGTTTATGATCCAACACCTAGAAGCTAAAGGCATAGAACCACTATATAATCACTGGAATGGTGTTACTTTCGCTCTAAGGATCAAGAACCCATTTACTAATGGATACTATCCGTGGATGGATACCTTTAATCTATTAGCAGAGAATGACTATCTATACTGCTACGATTGGCAGGAGTATGGGTATGGTAGAAGCGATATACGAGATATTATCTTCGAGAGTATAGAGGTTAAAGTTCTAGGAGCTTTACTAACTCAAGATGGATCAGTAGAGTATGGAGAGTATGATGACTCTGACGAAGATGATGAGAACTGGTCAGGCTATGAAGAGAGACATATCCCTATTAGCAGACAAGTCTATTCTGGCTATCTAAGAGATATTCTTACAGATACTGAAGCCTTTATATCATCCTACGATGGAGACTGGTATCCGATCAATGGTAAAGATGATATATGGCTACCTATCTACACTAGTCCTGAGAATAAGACAGATTATGTAGTAGGTATAAATGATTTACACTTCTATAGCTGGAGAGATCCAGAGACAGGAGAAAAGTATCTAATACCAGAGAAAGACTCTACTAATGACTGCATAACAGGGTTTAAGATACCTAAAGATAGAGCTATCTACGTTAAGTCTAGAGGTGTCTATGTAAGCAGAGATCATAAGCTAGAGGATGTCTTAGATTACTTTGCTAAGGATAATCAAGGACATCTAGAAGATATTGAGCTAGAGGTATTAAAAGAAATGTTAGTGAAGGAGAAGTAAATGGATAGTAAGCAAATGATTAAGGAAGCTATCGAAAAGATAATTGAGAATAGCTATGGTAATGATCCCGACTACTTTTATAAATGCAACAAAACTGATAATCTCACTTTTGCTGATAGGAGGCTTATAGCCTTAAATCAAGAGTTGGGTATTCAGTGTATATATACTCAAAGGACATTAGCTCCTGAGAGATTTAAGCACCAGATCTATGTCCTATACTCAGGCATAGTAGTAGGCATATCTCTAAAGAATGGCAATCTAAGCTACTCTCAGATGAAGAAATCTAATATAGAGGCTTTTATAGAGAGTATTATAGAGATACCTGCTAGTATCTATGATGTTTCTGATGAAGCTAAGAATAGGAAGATTAGAGAACTATTTAGGATGTTCATAGATGAGTCTCCTGTAGAGTATAAGCTTAACACTATCGCTATATCTGAAGGCTACAATCTAAGAGAATTACCTACTAGCTGTATGAAAGGTCAAGGCTATAAATTTAAGCCCTTAGATACTATGGGTAAGATGTATTACCTAACATCTAATAAGACAACTAACATCTTAGCTAGATGTATAGTGTGGGATAGAAATGTAATTTTCAATAGTAGGGATGATATACCTATAGACTGCCAGTTACACGATAAAGTGTATCAGTTAGAGGGTAAGTATGGAGAGATATTCAAAAATATGCTCTATAAAGAAGGTATCTTATCACTAGGTGATTTAGAGTGTATAGATACTTGGGATTTATACATAGAGAACCCATTTAAAGATATCAAAGAGAGTTGCTATCCTTGGATGGATAGGTTTAGCTTATGGGATAAGGAGTTAAATAGGCTTTACTACTATAACTGGAATGCCTATGGTCACAATAGTAATGATCTTAGAGAATTAGCTTCTGAAGTAAATGCTGAGGACTACAGAGTTCTATTATCTACTGATGGCTATACCAGAGATATGGACGAAAGTGATGGTCTAGTATGGTCTGAGTATGAGAATAGAGATATAGACGAGGATGATGCTGTATGGTCAAACAACCTAGATAGCCATATCTCGTCTGATTGTGCTATATGGAGTCAGACAGAGCAAGACTACTTTCACGAAGATGACTATGGCAATGGCTGGTATTACAACTGGAACAATAGGGATGAACCTATCGACATAGAAAACCCTGACTTTGTAGAGTTTCAAGATGTAGATGACACTAGGTATATGATACCTAAATGTGATGCTGTAGAGGATATGATAGGAGAGCTAGACACTGACTATGTCCCTAAAGATATGGCTATAGAAGTTAAGAGCTTAGGACCTAACTACTTTATCTACAACAATTACTTTGTATCTGTAGTTAAAGAACACTTTGAGAACTGCTTAGCTAAGGGTCAAGGTGATGCTGAAGAGTTTGCTCAAATAGTAAGAGATTTAGGAGGAGAATGGGATTATGATGAAGAAGTTAATTGAGCTATTACTGCTCTCACAAGAGGAGCTATTAGCTCACATCAGTGGTATATATGCTCCATTATATACCAAGCAAGAGTTTGAAGGTGGGATAGTGTTTATCCCTAAGAATGTAGAAAGATACCCACTTATGTGTGTTCACTTAGATACTATCAACACACATAGAAAGACACCACTAGAAAGGTCTGATCTGTATATCAATAAAGATTACATAGGATTACCTGTATCTACTAAGAAAGCTTGCTTAGGCGGAGACGATCGTTGTGGTGTCTATATAGCTTTAGAACTACTAGCTAGTGGATTACCTTATGCCTTTGGTTTCTTCTTAGATGAAGAGATAGGAGGTGTAGGTAGTAAGAAATATATCCCTATTATGGATACTGAACATATTACAGCATTAGTAGGCTTAGATCGTAAAGTATCTAATGATGTAGCTCTATATGGCTATGACAATAATGAGCTAACAGAGATATTTGAGAAGCAAGGGTATAAGAAAGCCTTTGGAACATTTACAGATGCTAGTAACATAGCAGAGGGATGTGATCTAGCTTGCGTTAATCTCAGTATCGGTTACTATAATGAGCATACTCCTAATGAGCAGATACACTTCTCAGAAACAGAGAATACCCTTAATATCCTTCGTAAGGTAGAGGTTATAAATGCTCTAGCTTCTAAGCAATATCTAGCTGAGTTTAGACAAGATATTACTAGCTACTATGTAATGATTGATATAGCTAACTTCCCACTGATTGAGATCAATGGAGACGAGCTATTAGTATCAGTTACACCAAATAGCATCACTGAGCAACAACGTTTCGGTAATCTAGTAACCTATAGCTTAGAGGGCTTTGATACAGAGAAATACTTCAGCTTAGATGATCTGTTCGTAGAGTTAGCTTATTCTTATGGTAGAGGAGAACCATTAGTCATAGATAGCTCTAGGATCGCTTCTAATCAACGATCTAACTAAATCAATACAATCATAGCCTTAGAGAGCTAAATGCTCTCTATGGCTCTGCAAATTAATTTAAAGGGCATATATGAACACAATGAGGGAAAAGATAGCTGTCTTAGAAGCTATGGAGAAAGGTATGACTATTCAGTTGGTGGCATGTTATCCACTATCACAAAGAGAACAGATACACTCTAGCTCCAACTATGATGAAGCTAGGAGAGGTTAAAGGTTGGGCTAATGAGACATATAGCCCTATGTTTGAAATGGGATTTAGAATCCCTAGAAAGGACTGATTATGACATTAGAGGATAAGATAGAGCTTCTTACAGCTTATGCTAAGGATAAGAAGCTAGTTGAAGTTTATGACGACAATACCGATAGCTGGATGATTAAGGTATTTGATATCTGGGATTTTGAAGGTGGTAAATATAGGATAAAGACTAAGCTTGAACCTAAGTTCAAAGCTGGAGATGTCTTAGTTTGTAAAACAGCAGAGAATATGCTAAATCCAACTCGTTTCTTAGTTAAGAAAGTTCTTGATGACGAGTATGTGCTAGAAAACTCAACAATTACTGATAGAGAAGTTATCGAAGATATGTTTGTGTCAGAGAGAGATGTTTTATGGTATTTCGAGTTCTATGATTATGCTAGTAAAGAGTATTCTCTATCTCCTACTAGAAACACTATAGAGAAAGCAGATAAAGACTTTGCACCATATCACGATACATCCAAATGGCAACCTATGTATCTCTTAGGCTTTAGACTAAAGGAGTAAATATGATTAAGTTCTACGAAGTTAGAATAGTTAAAGGCGATAAGACACACTTTCATAAAGGTTTCTTATCAGAGGAGAATGCTACCAAAGAAGCTGCTAAAGAGAATAAGATAGCACCTGAAGGTACTACATTCGTAGTTAAAGCACACGCATTTGCTGATGGCAATGAGTTTGTAATTAGTGAAAAGTAATGCCCTAATGGTCATCAGTTTTACTGATGTCCTACGGGCAGTTTTGCAGTAAAGGAGAGAATATGTATAAATTAGTAGAGAAAGGTAAATGTGTAGGAGTATATCCTACACTCAGTGAGGCATTCAAACATATCAGTTGCAAGAACTTTGCAATAGTTAGGAGAAAGGTATGATTGAGTGTCAATGTTGCTTTGCATTAGTACCTCAGCACTATGTTGAGTGTCCTTCTTGCGGAGCTAAGTTAGACTTTAAGCATAAAGTAACCTTCAAGACTTGTCTTCACGAGAAATCAGAAGATCAAATAGATCACACTGAAGAGGAGAATTGCAGAGAGGCTTATAAAGAGGCTTTACAGAGCCATAGAGAGGAGAACTAATGGAAGTAAGGGTATTAGACCACTTCAAGCTTTCTAACGCTGTAATAGCTGCTAGAACGTGTTGGAATAGCTTTCACAAAGGTGGTAACTATAGAGAACCTACAGATAATATATCTGAAGCAGATAAAGAGCTACTTCAAAGGCTATTGTTTAAGAACAAGCATGAGAGTGTTTTTGAAAGCATTTACTATTGCTTTAACATTCAGGATATTACTAGGTTTGTGCTAATGGAACTCTCACGTCATAGGGTAGCAAGCTATAGCGTAGAAAGCACCAGATATACGCTCAAAAGACTAAAGTATGAGAAGTCATTTAAATCTTATATCTTAGACAGATATGAGTATATCTATGATCTTGATAGAGCTAGTGAGTTCATAGAGATCAATCCTGAAGTAAATACTAACTTTCAGGTTCAGCAGCTAGAGTTCGTAAGGGAAGTCCTATTAGATGGTGCATCTATAGATGATGTTAAGTATCTCTTACCAGAGAACTATCTAACTGATTTAGTATGGACTATCAATGTTAGATCTCTTAGAAACTTCTTACAGCTAAGGCTATCTAAATCAGCTCATAAAGCTATTAGATCACTAGCTAAAGCTGTCTATGAAGCAATCCCTGCTGAACATAAGTTCTTATTTGAGGATATAGCTAATGAGAATAGTAACGTTTGATATAGAAACTGAAACTATCCCTAAGCTAGTATCTAATATAAACACCATATTCTGCGTAGCTATAAAGGTCAATGACGAAGAAACTAAGTGTTACACGTATAAACCCCTTAGTAACTCAGATGGTTCGTTAGATCAAGTCCTAGACATCTTAAATAGTGCAGATCTATTAGTAGGTCATAATATCTGTAAGTTTGATATACCTGTAATAGAGAAGCTACTAGGTAAGCTAAAGCCTAAGATAGTAGATACTCTAATAGATACTAAGATTATGTATCCTAAAGACATACTAGAGAAGATTGACTATTCAATAGCTGATTATCCTAAGAAGCTAATAGCTAGCTATTCTCTTAAAGCTTTTGGTTATCGTCTAGGGCTTAATAAGATAGATTATGAGGACTTTACTGAGCTAAACGAAGATATGGTTACATATTGTAAGAGAGACGTAGATGTTACTTATAAGCTATATAAAGCCTTGATTAGAGATAAGAACTATCCTTCAGCTAAGATAAGAGAACTAGAGTATAAGGTAGCTTCTATTATCTATGATCAGCAAGAGTATGGCTTCTACTTCGATATAGATAGTGCTATGCAATTAGCTACTAAGCTAAGGTTTAAACAGATGAACCTAGAACATAAGCTTCAGAGTATCTTTCCACCTAAGTTTGAACCTGATGGTAATCCTACTACACCTAGTAAGCCTATGAACAGAAAGGTTATAGTTAGAGTATATCCTAAGCACTACAACATAATAGACTACTTTCAGCCTTTACAGATTGATAAGAAGGGTTACTGGAAGTTTCCTAAGAAAAGTATGAAGTGGTTAGATTATCCTTATAAGATAATTATCTCTAGGGTAGAGGGAGAAGCTCAGAAGATTAAGCTAACTAAGTTTAATCCAGGTTCTAGGCAACAGATAGCTAGTAGGCTAATGTCTACCTATGGCTGGAAACCTAGTATCTATACAGATAAAGGTAATATCAAGATCGATGAAGCAGTACTAACAGGAGATATAGATGACGAAGAGTTATGAAGTTATTGAGATAGCTAAAGATGGTAGTGAGATAGTTATAGCTGTCTATACTAGCAAACAAGTTGCTCTAGCTAGAGCCAAAGAGTTACAGGCTTCTTGCCACGAGAAGTCTATTAAGTATATAGTAAAGGAGAGTTTATGAAACGTGATGATGAAGATTTAGAAGCTTACTGGGAACAAAGAGCTATGATGGATAGTTTAGATGATGGAGATCCGTGGGAAGTATATCAAGGTGATTCTGATGATGAAACCTTCGTAGATGATGATACTGAACTAGAAGGGGACTACGAAAACGATGATGAATACTATGGAGAAGGGTTACCAGATGAAGACTACTGAGTATCTCTATGGTAAAAACATCAGTAACTTCCCAGATGCTAAGGAGCATTATAAGGCTAAGATAGAAGCTAGTAAGATACTGCTTAAAGAGCTTGTAAATGCTCCGTATGAGCAAAGAGATGAGCAGAGGATCAGAGATGTTACCCAAGCCATAAAGTTTAATGAAAGGTTACTAAATGAGTACTCTGAATGAAACTATGGCAGACATCTTTGCTTATCTTAAAGTAAAGAAGGACTTAGGTCAATTACTACTAGGAGATAATAGTCTTATTAAACTATATAATCCTGAAACACATAGGCTTCACGGTAAAGTTGATACTCTCGGGGCAAATACTGCGAGATGTACACATAGTAATCCCAATATTACACAAATTAGTAAAGATAAAGAATTTAGAGAACTTATGTGTGTTCCAGAAGGTAAGCTTCTAGTAGATGTCGATAGTGATGCCTTAACTTCTAGGGCATTTAAAAGAGATTGAAATTAGGGAAACTCTTATTTATATAAGACAATCCTAAGCTAAGCATTCCTATAGTACCTCAGAACGAGGCGTTATTGTTACTATGTATGATAGTCAAAAACTTAGTTGCAGATTAAGAAACCACCCTATGCCTGCTTATACACTAAATGAGTTGCAGGAGTGGGTTTTCTCACAATCTAACTGGAGTACTTTATACTCTGCTTGAGTAGAGAGTGGTTATAAGTCTAGAATGAAACCTTCAGTAGATAGGTTAGACGATTTTAAGACTTATTCGTTTGACAATATTAGACTAGTAACTTTTAGAGAAAACGAAAGTAAAGGTCATAAACAAAGACATCTTGGCATAGGTACACAAGGACAAGTTTGTAAAGCTGTCATACAGTATGATAAAGAAGGTAAGTATATAAAAAGATATGCTTCAGCTCCTTTAGCAGAATTAGAAGTACCAAAAGCTAACAGACAGAATATTCAGAAGGTCTGTAAGGGTGAAAGACCTTTATGTGCTGGTTTTATCTGGAAATGGGAATGAAAGTTCAACGACTATCCCTTATGGGAGTACACTACAAGCTATTGGTAGTGGAAGCGGTCTCTACTCGATAGAGTAATGATATAGTCTGAACTCTATGGCGACATAGAGAAGTTCATAAGAGAACTGATAAGGAACTAGCGAGCCTTATTGAACACATTGTAGAATTAGTAATGTTAGGGCATTACTTAGGTCCATACGACAATTATGAGTTTGCTCATACAGTAGATACTGGAGATAAATCTAAAGGTACTGATATTCATACCGTAAATCAACATAGAACTGGATTGCCTACTAGAGACCTAGCTAAGGTTCTAATTTATAGCACTATATATGGTGCTGGAGAGACTAAGATAGGCATACAGGTATGGAACAAAGAACCCTTTGAATACACAGCTCAAGAATATGCTATAGCTATAGAAAAGATCGAGAACAGAATAGAGATAGTAGATGGTAAGAAGTTCTATCCTATAGCTAAAGGTGCATTAGCACCATTTGACGATACTCTAATTTACCAGACCATTTATGGAGCTAGAGTATCTCAGATGTTCAGAGATAACACTAAGGGCTATAGAGAGCTTCTAGAGGCTACTATAGCTTCAGTAAAAGATGACAAGATAGTTGGCTTAGATGGACGATTATTGAACGTCAGAGCTAAGCATAAAGCCTTTAATCTACTATTACAATCTGCTGGAGCTATCTTTATGAAGTATTACCTAGTAGAAGTGGATAGACAATTAAGATCCTTATATACTCACGGTAAAGAGTTTGCCTATGTAGCCAATATTCACGATGCCTTAAATTTAGAAATTAATCCTGAGATTAAAGATTCTGTTAAGGATATTCTAACTGATAGCTTCAAAGTAGCTAGTGATCAATTAGGACTTAAATATCAGGTACACGGTACTCCACACTTCGGAGCTAATCAATACGAAACACACTAAAGGAGAAGGTATGTATAAATGGTTATACAACAAAGAAGGATGGATTAATCTCATCCTAGTTACTGTAACTCTAATGGCTGTAGGGATTATTATTCTAACCCTGCTAGCAGGTGTTAGAGCTATGGAAGATAACGAAAAACTCTCTCAGAGGCTCACAGAGAGCGAAAAGGCTTTAGCTGATAGTCTTGGTCTAGTTGAACATTCAATCGCTCTAGAAACGTCTAGAATGAACGAGATTAACGTCATATATTCTAAGATGCGTAATAAGGATATTGATCTAGCAGAGATAACCTATAGAGCAGCTAGAGAGTATGACATAGATGCTGGACTACTGACAGCTTTAATCAACTCAGAAAGTGAGTTTAGCACTAAGACTAAGCATAGTAGTCCTACAGTATCTGGTTTAGGTGGTATTAATGCCTTATATTGGAAGATACCTAATAAGACCTATGAAGAGCAGATATATGCTACAGCCTTCATTCTTAGTTACTATCTAACTAAGTACAATGGAGACTATATGAAAGCTCTTACAGCTTATAAAGGTATCTCTGACTCAGGTAGAGTTAGAGCTAGACAAGTTCTTAAAGAGTATGAGGAGCAACAATGAGAGAAGTATATGAATACTATAAGAATGGTATAGAGCTTAAGAAATCTCAAGTATCTAAGATAATCAAGGATGCTACAGATAAACATCCTCTATTTAAGCCTTTAGCTAAACAGATGGATTTACATAGAGTATCTGAGAGAGAAGACTTACTACAGAGACTATATGACATCTATCACTGTGGAGCTAATGCAGGCTTTAGCGGTCTGATAGGTTGTATGGATATGTCTCAGTTCTTTGATAACAATGAAGACGATATGGTAGACTGGTTAAAGCAGGAAGCTAATGAGATTGGTTGCAGTTCTACATTAGCTTACTTAGGCGATTATCTAGGTGCTGACCTAGATGATTATAAATGGAGAGCTGTTCAAGCTCTAGCTAGTTTTCTAGCAATAGACGTAATGGAGAGTGAAATATGAAAGGTACATTAGTATTAGTAGCTTTATTGCTACTTAGTTTGATTGTTATAGATGCTTATTGTTCTGATAACTATATCAAGGACTATCAAGATCGTAAAACTGAACAACTACTACAAGATCTAAATGATGGTCAGAATATACAGATACTTCTACTACAGCAGATCTTGAAGCAACAACAAGAGATCAATGAGAGGCTAAAGAAATGATCCAATATACACATCATATATGTAATGGCAAGTTTAAAAAGACAGAGATTGATCTTGCTAACTTATACATAGATGGATCATCATTAGCTGATCTATTAGAGTATGTAGATAATGATACTCTAAGCGATGCTATATATGCTCTAAACAGAGATAGAGCAATACAGCTAAGTAAGCTTCTAGAGAAGTATCATAAATGTGGTACACCACAGAAGCTAATTATCCAGTAGAGTTCTTAACTACAGGACAGATATTCTTCAATAAGCTAGTACTAGATGTTAACAGAGAATTAATAGGTTGCTTTAGCAACCTATCAAAAATATTTATACTAGCCAGAGATATTGAAGTCTTATCTGATATAGGAGAAGTAACTCCTATCGAGGAAGCTTATCTATATAGTCCCCATATACCCAAACTAAGAGTTAAACAAGGTAGCACTAAGAGAAACTTAGCAGCTAGATATGTATATGACCTAGATGGTAAGTTTCAGTTTGTTACTGCTGCTGGATTTGACAAGCTATGTACTAAAGAAGATGTGGTGTCTGACATACCTAGAATGTTAGACTTTTATGATGTAGGTTTCTACATCGATATAGTGAGGTAGATAAATGATAGAAAACATATTTGAACAGAAACTAAGAGAGAATAATGTTCTACTACCTAGATACCCTAGCTTCATAGAGGAACTAGGTAAGACTATAGCTAATGATACTATACCTTCACAGATGAAGGCAGTATTAGCTGTTAGTGAGCTAGTTCTCTATGCTTCTCAGTTTAGGAGGAATATCCTACACTGGAATGGTAGTAGCATACCAATTAATGCTATTACCTTTTGTATAAGTGCTAGTGGTACTGGTAAAGATAGTTCAATTAACCTACTAAGAAAGAACTTTCATAGTAGCTATAAGATCCTAGAAGAGTTTAGAGATACTCAAGCTAGAAATAAAGCTATTGAGATAGCTAAGAGTAAGAATAAAGCTAAACCTACATCTTATGAAGCTTATAAAGAGTTCTATGATCAACCAATACCTTTAAGAGTAGCACCATCTACAACTGAAGGTTATATCCAGTATCTAAATGAGATAGAGCAAGGGAACATAGGAGCTGGGTATATCTTTAGCTCAGAGATAGGTGCAGAGCTATCTAACTCTAAGGTTATCTCTAGCAACTTTCAACTAATCTCTGAGCTTTATGATGAAGGTAAGAAAGAGGTTAAGGTCCTTAAAGCTAAAGAGAACCAATCTAAAGAGATACGTAACCTACCAGTATCAGCTCTATTTATGGGTAGTAGCTCAAATATCCTTTACGATAGTGAGATAAAGAAGCAGTTTAAAATGGAGTTTAGCTCTAAGCTAGCTAGACGTAGCTTCTTTTACTTCTCTAAAGAGGAGACTGATAAGGTTCTACCTGTCTCAATAGATGACTTCTTAGCTAGAAAGAATGCTATTGATATAGAAGCTCTTAAGCTAAGAGAGAACTTTGATAGATACTTCTTAAAGCTATCAGCTAGTCAATTTGAGAAGCTAGGTAAACCTATCACAGTATCTCAAGAAGTAGTTAATCTCTTTAATGTCTATAAAGAGTATAACGAGATAGTTAGTAAGTCTATCCTAGAGCAATACCCTATATCTAAGATAGTTCGTATGCACTTACAATGGAAAGCTTTAAAGCTCAGTGGAGCATTTGCTATCTATCACAACAGAGACGAGATACAGATTGAAGACTACGTCTTAGCTTGCAACTATTGTGAGCTATTAGATGGTTGTATGCAAGAGTTTGAGAGAGAGCTTAACAAAGAACCTTATGAAGTCCTAGCTGACTATATGCATCAGAACCTAGTGGATAATAGATGTTTCTTAGATATTCATACTCTTAAGAAACTAGGCTTCATATCAGGTACTAGCAACTTAGAAAAGAAACTAAAAGAGATAGTTATCCTAGTATCTAGCTATGACCTATCTGGTATCTATAAGGCTCTAGAGAATGGTATAGAATATACTGAGCTAATAAAGACTAATGTCATAGGTATTAGCTACCTACCTTGCACTGGTACTAAAGCTGAGAGAGCTAAGAAATGTTCTACAGGATTTGTCTATAGTGAGACTTCTTTTGAAGCCTTAGCTGATATGCTTAAAGGCGATTATGCTTATAGTCCATTTCAGTTTAAGAATGGTATTAGGAGCAAAGAGAACCTAGTAGGAGATACTAAATGGTTAGCTTTAGATATAGATCATTGTGATTTTACCTATGAGCAAATCCATACCATACTAGGTAATATTAATCATCATATAGTTCAAACTTCTGATAAGAAGAACCTTTATAAGTTCAGATTACTCGTAGAGCTAGATAGTCCTATTAACTTGCCTGATAGAGAGTTTAAGACATTCGTTCAGTCTGTATCTCAATATCTAGGATTATCAGTAGATCTAGTACCTAAGAGCCAGATATTCTTTAGCTATGCTAATAGAGAGATACTATCAGTAACTAATGCTAAGTCATTAGAAGTGAGATCACATCTACTGATAGCTAATGACTCTACTAATGAACCTTTTGTTCAGAAGGTAGAGAACCTAACTAAAGCACAACTAACTACTCTGTTAAATAATCCTACATCTACATTTGTATATGCCTATGAAGCTAAACAAGGAGAGGGTAGTCTTAATTTATACAGAGCAGCTAAACACGCTAAGGACTTAGGTATGACTAAAGAGCAAATAGTTGAGTTGATAGAGGATATTAACAATTACTGGGAATATCCTATGGATCACTCTAGATTAGAAAACACAATATTAAATCAAGTGAGGAATTGGAAATGAGTACAAGATGTTATATAGGCAAACTAGACGAGAAGTCTAATGATGTTAAGTTTATCTACTGCCACTTTGATGGTTATCCTGAGTATGTAGGGTATATGTTAGATACTTACTACAAAGATCATGGTAAAGTAGAAGATCTACTAAATCTAGGAGATATATCTTGCTTGAAAGAGAACTTGCAACCTAATGGGGATCATAGTTATGAGAACCCTGAAAAGAATGTTACTGTAGCCTACTTCAGAGATAGAAGTGAGATGTGGGAGAATGTAGCTCCTAAGCATACTCAGTTAGCTAACTATGAGAAAGATGATGTGATGATAGATTATAGATACCTTTATAAAGATGGTATCTGGTTTGTAGATGTAGAGAATGGTCTTAGCAGATGGACAAGAGTATCAGACTTACTAAAGGACAACTAGCAGTTTATAATTACGTCTTAGATCCAAATAGTGAAGGTAGAGTTATAGTTCTTAAAGGCATAGCTGGTAGTGGTAAATCGACCTGCATATCTCAGATAATCAAAGACTACAAAGGTAGTATCCTAGTTACTGCTACTACTCATAAAGCTAAGAATAACTTACAGACATCAATAGGCATTAAAGCTTACACAACTCATAGTGCTTTAGGCTTCAATATGGTACGCAATGGTGTAGAACAGTATTTAAGCGACGTTAGAGAGCCTCTACAAGCAGATCTCTTAATAATTGATGAAATGTCTATGCTGCCTAATAAAGTCTATCAGAAGGCTTTAAATGGATCGTATAAGCGTATCTTATTAGTAGGGGATGAATGTCAGCTACCAGCGATAGGTCTTAGAGCTGATATTAAGCCTGATGTTGAGTTCACTCTTACTGAGCAAATGAGACAATCAGCTGATGACTTAGTTCTACATAGCTATTTAGAGAGCCTTAGAAGCTCTATAAAGGCAAAACAGATGCCTAACTTTAGAGAAGGCTTACCTGAGAACATTTTGCTTTACAGCTCACATAAGGACTTCTGTAAGGCATATCTAGAATGCAATTCAACTAAGAGGATACTAGCTTATAGTAATAGTTGTATAGACAGCTATAACAGAGCATTAGCTAGTGATGATCTATATTCAGTAGGAGATCTATTAGTATTAGATAAACCTATAGGCTATGCCAAGAATGGAGATATAGTTGAGGTATATGAAGCTAATCAAGATACTAATGGTATATGGCATATACAAGCTATCAGTAATGATGGAGAAACTCTTAGCTTCAAGGTAACTAAGAATAAGAAGCAAGAGAAGTGTATCTTAGATACTACTCTTAGAGATGATCCTGATAGCTACTGGCAAGTATCTGATCAGTATATGCACCCTAAACATATATATGCTAGCACTATACATAAAGCTCAAGGTATGACCTTAGATGAAGTCTTCATAGATGCTACAGACGTATTTAAACAGCTTACTAGAAAGCCTACTAAGTATAACAACTACAACAGACCTATCAGCATAGAGGAGTTTCTGAAACTAATGTATGTAGCTATATCTCGTATGAGGTATAAAGCACATCTTTATGTAGGAGAAACTAGAAACTATAAATATTTAAAGGACAAGAAATGAATCCAATGCTACAGAAAGTGGTTACGATGCTAGATGACTTAGCTATTAGCATAAGTTTACTTAAGCAGACTATAATGCAAACAGCTAAAGGCAACATAGTTAAGGATATTGAAACTGAGAAAATTCAACCTATTGTTGAACAGAAACAGGTAAAGAATATCTTTAATAATAAGGATTACGCATATAAGTTTTGGAGTGAGAGTGAGATCAATGCTATACACGCAGCAGCTAAGCCTACTACACCACCATCACAGAAGAAGCTATCCTATTTACTAGGAGTAGTATCACACACTAGATCTAAGCAGTCAGTCATAACTATGATATATCGCTTAGGCTATTGTATTCATCAAGGAGTAGTGCTAGATGCAGATTATAGAAATAGAAGACACTCTAGTGGCTTACAGTGATCCTATGCAAGAGGCATATTACTACTACAGCAGTTTAGAGGAAGGAGAAACAGATGAAACCAATGAACTATCAGGAGAACTATGAAGGTCTATTGCCTGAAGGAGCTTTCAGAATAAGCCCTTCTAGTGTAGCCAAGTTCAACGATAAGAAGTGGGAATGGTATCAGGAGAGTGTCTTAGGTAATAAGACGTTCTTAGGTAATACAGCTTCAGTGCTAGGCACTTGTGTGCATAGAGTAGCTGAAAGCTATATCCAGTTAGGTAAAGTAGATAAGAGTGAGATCTATGCTTATATTGACTCTATGAAGGATAATCCTGATGTAGATAGAGATTATGTAGCTAGTCAATTTGTACCTATGGGACAAGCTCTTATCGATTATCTAAGGGTATTTGGTATACCTGAGAGAAGTGAAGAGACAATTATCACAGAACTAGAAGGAGGTGTATATGTAGGTGGCACAGCTGATGCAGTAATAGGAGATACTCTAATAGACTTTAAAACAACATCTAAGACAAGTATCGAAGAAGGTTATATACCTAATAACTATAAGTGGCAATTACTAACTTATGCCTATATCTATAGGAAGCTAGGTGTAGATATTAACAGAGTGAGAATAGTATGGATTACTAACAATATAGTAGGTAGGATAAGTGAAAAGACAGGTAAGCCTTTGAAGGACTATCCAGCACAAGTTATACCTTGCACACATTGTATAACTGATGAGGATATGAAGTTCATAGAGGATTATCTAAAGCTCATAGCTGAAACCTATCTAGCTAGTAAGAAGTATCCAGAATTGACATATCTGCTATATTCAGACTATAGGTTGAAAAATGATATTTGACATCTATAGTATTGAAGATCCTAAAGAGGATAGTAGTGTAGAAGATATGTTTCTAGACCATTCTCTAGAAGTAGTTTACGAAGGTTCAGCAACTACTGAAGACATTGCTTGGCAAATAGTCTTCTTAGTTCTTAAACCTAAGTTCAAAAATAAGATATTCAACGTATATGAGAGGAGAATAAATGAGTAAAGCTATTAAGCTATTAGTTAGCGGTTATGAAGCTAGTGGTAAGAGTACTTTGACCAGTCAGATTAAAGATGCTCTGATAATTAACTTCGATAGGAAAGAATATCCTTTCTCAGTACCTCACGCTAACTTTAAAGATTACAGAGGTATGAATAGTGTAACTGACTTCATTAACGAGAAGATAGGAGCTTATAAAGAGAAGTTTAAGAAGTATCCTAAGTTCATAGTTATAGATACTGTTACACAGATGTATGCTGCTATGGCATACTACAATAGTGTTAAATACAATGGCTTTGATATCCATAAGCAAAACAACCTAGATACAGCAGCATTTAATGCCTATATCGAAGATGTCTTACTACCTAATGGAGTATCAGTAGTAATAGTAGGACATACAATTATCAACGAGAAGACTGGATCACATACTATCCCAGCTCAGGGTAACTTTGCTCAACACGGCAGTTGGAGTTCAGTAGTAAATGACTCTATCTTCATCGAGAAATCATCAGGTAAGCTAATAGTCTATCTTAAAGCTCTAAAACTACCAGCTAGGACTACTCTTAAAGAGATACTAGGTAAAGATACTACTAAGGTAGATGAGCTAAAAGTACCTATGGCAGAGTTTGATATTAACAAATATCTAGATCAACTAACATCAGCTAAAACAGAAGCTGAAGAATATATTTTATAAGGAGACACAACAATGGCATTTTTTAACGTAGAGAAAACTCAAGAAGCAGTAAAAGACTCAGGTGGATCATATATCCTACAAAGTGGTATGTATCCAGTAAAGATTAACTTCGCAGCAGTAAATGTTAATGCTCACGGAGCTAGAAGCATAGACTTTAACGTAGATTATAAAGGTACATCTAATACTCTATATGGTCTTAAACTAGATGACAATCAAGGTAATGAACACTTCCAAAGAGCATTGTTTAATAAGCTATGTGTAATAGCAGGATTTGATACTATCTACGATCCAGTTAAACAGACTCACAAAGTAGGTAAAGACCAAGTAGAGAAAGAGTTTGATGTCCTAGATCAATTTTCTGGTGTAGAGGTTATCGTTAGAGTTAGAGCTGTCTATTCAGTCTATAATGACGAGATCAAACAGAAGTTTGAGATAGCTAACTTCTTCAGAATTGAAGATAAGGCTACAGCTAGTGAGATCATCTCTGGAGCTAACTATGGTAAGCAATATGAGAAAGAGGAAGCTAAAGCATCAGAGAGTACTTATCAAAACAATTTGACTGAAGATGAAGTTAAAGCTTGGCTAGAAGCTAGGAGAAAAGGTACTCCTGCTGATAAAGTTCAAGTTAAAGAGACTGCTCCAGCAGTTAAGAATCCATTTGCTGACTAATGATAGGTGCTATAGATCCAGGTGCTAATGGAGCATTAGTGATACTCCATAGCTCTGATGTATTCACATTCGTGGACTATAAATCTAAAGGTATCAAAGGTTATATAGAAGCTCTTAAGGATTATCCTTTACAGCTATTAGGTATAGAGTTAGTTCACTCTATGCCTAATCAAGGAGTAGCTTCTACATTTACCTTTGGACAAAGATTTGGAGAACTAATAGGTATAGCTGAAGCTTTAGATATACCTTATGAGTTAGTCCAACCAAGACAATGGCAGAAGCATCTAGGGCTTAGTAAAGCTACTAAGCAAGAGATAGCTGAAGCCATACTACAGATATATCCTAATGCAGAGCTTCTAGGTAAGCGTAAAGGCTTACTAGATGGTAGAAGTGATGCTTTAGGTATCCTACACTACATAAAGGAGAAGTTATGATTTTAAACAAGAGATACGAGTTTGCTAGGCTAGTTAAAGAGAAAGCTGATTTACCAGAGATAGCCATAAAGGATATGTCTGTATTGATAGAAGCTTTTTGTGATACTATCCTAGAACAACTATATGCTGGCAATACAGTTAGTATCAAAGGATTTGGTAAGTTTGATGTTAGACCTCATAATAAGACAAAGAAACGTATCAAGTTCACTGCTATGCCTTCTGTAAGAAAGATGTTCAATGACTGAGCTAGAAGAAACTCTATCCCAGAGAGGTAAAACTCACGGAGACTTTGCTACTAATAGCCAATTAGCTCAGGAGCTAAAGAAGCTAGTTAAGAAGAACATCTCTAAGAAAGCTCCTAGCTATGTCCTAGAAGCTATCGATATGATATGTCATAAGCTTGCTAGACTATCTTGTGGAGATACTTTAGAACCAGATCACTGGAAAGATATTGCAGGATATTCTTGGCTAGTATATGAACAGCTCAATAAAAGCATTTCTAAGCCCGTAGAGAAGAAATTAGAGTCTGACCTAGGTATTGATATGTCTTTGCTCTATCATCTCTTAGATCAAACGCTAGCTATCGCTGCAAGTGAAGTTATGCCTAAAGAGCAAAGAACTCTTGATTATATAATGACACTTTTACCTAAAGGTGTCTCTGAGGATCTAGTTAGAGAGAGGATGAACCATTTAAGTCTTACTTTAGATAAAGATGGTATAGTTACTCCTGTTTCATAGAGATCCTATTTGCGAGAGAAGGTCTTTACGTTTTTCCACCTTCTCTCTATTATGGTCAGATAATGACCAACCATTTATTCTGCCTCACTGAGTAAATCTCCCAGTCTTCTCGTTTCGTCAGCTAAAGACTGGGAGTTATTTTCTAAAACAACTTCTTCAACGATACTAATGGGTTAGTAATAATCAAACCATCAGCTAAATCATCATAAATTTCGTCTATATCTGTTACACCTGGTATCCCAAAGGTTGTATCATAGTTCATAAACTTCCTAAAGAATATAGCATTTAAAGGAGAAGAGATAGGTATTCCCATTAGCTTCAATGCTCCGTGTAATAACATTGTACTACCTAAGCGTTTATCTAATAGATCTGTTGAAATATGTGATTGAACTCTTAGCCAGTATTTTGTAAATCTAGCAAAACCTATGTCGTTAGCATACTTTAATATCGGATGCTGAGCTGGTGTATAGTTAATGAATGCTCTATCTAGTAGGTCAAACATATCTTGAGGTGTTAGATTATCTGTAAGCTTCATGTGCTTATACAAAGCATACCTAGCTACTAGGTCAGAATATTTAACTAATGAAGCATAAGCACTATGTAATGTAGTTCCTTCATTTACCATAACTACATCAAAAGCTTCTCTGAAAGCTTGGGGTACTCCTACCTTGTTTAAAGACTTCTCTATAGCTCTATCTATATAGTCTTGTTGCTCTTCAGTCTTAGGCATATCTTCTGCTATGTCTGAGATAAGACCTTTCTTATCAAACTCATAAATAGGGTTGCTTTCCATCTTATTTCTGATCTTAAGTAAGTTGGCTTCAGCTATAGCTTTCTTTCTAGGGTCAGTAGCTAGCTCCATATCCTTCTTAAGTAGAACTTCTTTCTCTTTTAGATAGTTATATGCTTGGATATACTGAATACCCTCTGCATAATACTTCATAGAAGTTACTGGATCTAAGCCAAAGGTAGTTAATACCAGTTGGTTAGATGCTAGGTTGCCTATGATAACATCAGGGTTAGTTAGAACTATCTTTTGAGTTACCCATTTACCCATCTTGATTATCCCATACTCCATCATCTTAGCTACTCGTCTAAAGTAAGCTATAGGAACTATTCTCTTAAAGACATCTGTATCAGCTAATCTGAAATCTCTACTACCTGCTATTGAAGCAAACTGACTCGCTTGGATATAGATACCTTGATCCATACCTCTGAGGTTATCTTGAATGTAGTCTTTAGTAGTACCTGGTATTAGATCCCATATCTCTTGTAGTTGAACTAAGTCAGACTCTTTCTTAATTCTAGGATTATGAGCTTTGATACCATCAGGTCCTAGATAGATGAACTCTTCTTTACCCTTATTCTTGTGGTAATACTCTTCTAGATCCTTTAGTATCTCTTTATTATGAGCTTCTGATTGAACTCTATCCATATACCTAGTGATAGCATTAGGTAGAGTATCAAATAGATCAGTATTAGCTATCTCTAGCTCTTCTTTCTGTTTCTGAGATAAGAGTAACCTATAATCTACTATCTGTCCTTTAGCATCAAATACTGGGACAAACTCTTCAGATTGGTTTCTGTTATCTCTTTTTAGCTTACTAATAAGATCTGCTACGATAGCTTGCTTCTTAGCTGTAGTTTCTAAAGGATACATATTATTTACAGCTGACTGGATAGTCATACCTCTTGAGCTATTAGATGTAGTCCTTATGACACCTCTGTTAAATTTAGGCTGCATATTAGTTGTTGAGATATACATACCTAAGCCTCTACCACCAAAGTTGAATACCTTAGCATAGTTCTTAACTAGCTTATAACCATCTGCTCTTAGATCAGCTTCTTCAGCTATAGGAGCTACGATAATATCTACACTCTCATTAGTTCTAGTTCTGACATATCCTTTAACTTCATTAGAGATTACACCTTTAGTTAATAGTTCATCTTCTAGCCCTTGCTTAGACATCTTGTGCATATCAAAGGCATTTACTACACCAGCATTAGTTAGATCACTCTCATATAGCTCTCTAAAAGTAGATAAAGTCTTATCTGAAGCATTTACTAATGCTCTTAGAGATATTAGCTTATCTAGCTTCTGAGCTAAAGCTGATATGGTTTCTTTATCTTGACTTATGATCTCGTTGTCATTTTTAAGTCTATTATCTACTACATCAGGTAAGGTTAAACATTGTGCTATGTTATACGCATTTAGAAGCATATTAGAGCTAATTTGACCTTTACTAATATAATCAGCCAGCTCTTGTGTCTTTTCGTCATAGTAAGCAAGTATTGAAGCTCTACGGTTATTGTTACCAGATACTAAATAATTAGACATATTTTGAGAAAGATCATTTAGAGTTTCCCTAATCTCAGCTCTAATTCTATCTCTAGTTTGAGAGTTAGTCTTACCTGCAAAGTATGTAGGATACAAGCGATTAATCTCACTATCTATTGCTCTTAGGTCATAGACTTGGATTATCTTACCTAGCTCTTTACTTTCAGTAGGAGTTAAATCTCTACTAAACTTACTTTTTAGCTCTTTCTGTAAGCTGGTATGAAGCATTAATCTCTCTTTATCTAAGTTAGCTGACTTAGCTAATAGTTCATTAACCTTTCTCTTAGCATCGTCTAGGGTAGAAATGTTTGATAACGTAGTAGCTAAGAAACCATTAGGAGAGAAGTCAAAGTCATTTACTAATAGTTTCATAGCTTTATGAGCTATGACTGGGTTTCTAGGAGCAAACATTAGATACTTAGCTAGTGAGTATATGTTCTTAGCTGGATTACCTGCTTCTAGCTTAGTAGCTTCATTCTTAATCCATTGAGATACTGTCTTATTAGTTAAACTATCAGCTACACCTAACCATTTCTGTAAGGTACTCTTATACTTCAAATCCTTATAGACACTCTGTAATTGATTGTTATTGTTAGCTAGTCTTACAGCTAGTTGATATACAGCTTGACTACCTGAATTATGCTCTAGGTCTATCTCTTGTGGAGTATTAGTTAAAGCATTGAGTAATCTACTAAAGAACCTTACTAATCGCTCAATGAAGCCTTTAGCTTCTTTATGCTTTAACTTAGCTAGATCATTCTGAACTTCTTTATTAGTCATAGCTATGGTTATAAACTCACTGATACTACCATTCATATAGTCTATGTATATCCTAGAGATACTATCTATCTTATGGCTATCAGTACCTGTAAATCCTAACCTATTAGCTAGGTCTAGCTTAGCTTGATTAGAGTTATAGTATCTCATAAGCTGATGTCTAATAGCTTCAGCATTCTTAACTATGGCTACTGCTTCAGGTTCTTCTGACTGGATAGCATACTCTGTTACTGCGTGGATTAATTCGTGCATATAAGCTTCAGCTGGGGATAATCCTATGCTAGTTCTTTGATCTCCTAAGAATATCTCTATCTTATTGGTAGATGGACTAAAGAAACCTTTAGTCTCTCCAGTAGAGTTATAAACTTTAATCTCTAGACCATCTCTGAAGAACCTATCTCCATTAGTCTTAGTAAAGAACCTATTGAGTAATCCTATATACATATTCTTATGCTCAGCATCTAATCCACTCATATCTGATAGCTCATTAAAGGTATCTACTAAGCTCTCAAAGCTATTCTCTAGAGTTATCTCTTTGTAAAGACCTTTTCTAATACTCTCTTCAGTAGTATCTGCTGACTGAGTATGTACTTTAAGATCAGATACATCTGTACCTTCAGTATTAGTAGCCTCTTCTGGGATAGTATCATTTAACGTTTCAGTAAAGTCAGTAATAGATATATCGTTTCCTAAAGACTCATCTATTTGGCTATAACCTCTAAACATAGTATCTGGAACTATATTATCTTGTAAATACTTTAATAGGACATTAGCATCCTGTCTATTCTTTTCAGCTATAACACTTTTCTTAGTAGTGCTATCAGGTAATAAGAAAGAATTATGTGGGTCAGATAATTCAGCATCTACTTCTGCTAGGACATTATTTACTGCAGATACAAAGCTATCTCCAAAGAGACTAGGATTAGCTTTAAGATAAGAAGCTAAGTGTAGGGCTTCTAGAACATCTTTAAAGCTATTGCTAGAGAGCTTATCTAGTAGATTATCTTTTAAGACATTCTTTAGAGAAGTAGCAGAGATCTCTCCATTATTAGTAGCCTTAGCTTCTATCTCTTTCTTATAGCTCTTAGGATTTATAACTATGTTGTTAGCTTGAATACCTCTAATCCTAGAAAGATCAGCTAGTATCTGTTTAATAGGAGCTTCAGAAGCTTCGTCCTTTAGCTGCCTATAAGCAGTAGGAGTTACTGAATAAACCTCTCCATCTAATATAGGTAAGTTATCTGTATCGTTGATAGGAACTCCATCTAGTGTATATCCACTCTCTGTAGAGTAATCTAGCTGATGAATAGCTAACTCGTCATTTCTAGCCCTGTTTAGGTTAGTAGTATATAGATTACTTTGAATTGAAGGATTAACTACCTTCTTATCTACTGCAATCATACTATTAGTAATTAAGCTATTCTGTTTTTGTGCAAAGTATCTACCATACTCTGCAGCTCTAAGAGCAGGGTTATTTCTAAACTCTTCTTTAGCTAATGTGATCCTCTGAGTAGGGTTCTTAGTATAAAAGGTATCTTGTAGCTTCTCAAAAGCCTTAAAGTGTTGATAAGGCAATTTACTAGCTACATACTTATAGAACTCTTGAGCATCTTTAAAGTCAGAGTTCTTTGTCAAGAATTCCTCTATTACTTCTAGAGCTTTATTAGTACTTTCTAATGTATCTGCATTGATGTATCTCTCTCCTAACTGTGCCTGTTTCTTTAGTAGCTCTTTGATTAGATGAACTACTGATCTCGGATTATAATAAAGATCACTATAAGCATTTAGCCACTCTAGAGTAGGAACTAAAGTAGTATAGAACTCCATAGCTTTCTGAGTACTAGAACCATCGATAGGATATAACCTAGCTAAAGCTTCATCGTATTCTTTAGAGTTAGGGTCAGGTTTAATTATAACTTCAGTAGCTGGCTTTCTATTCATATCTAGCCTATAGTTACCTCCGAAGTTATCTACTTGAACACCATTAACAGTTCTTAAATCCTTAGCTACTTCTAAGCCTAATAGGTAACTCTCTGTTCGAGCTATCGTAGCAGCTAGAGCATTCCTAACTTCTGGGTTTTTCTCAGTAGCAATCCACTCCTTTTCATTCTTTACACCTTGCTCTAGCATAGTCTTAGCTAGATTAGCCTTATCGTCCATAATAAGCTCAGCAAAGGCTTCATTAGCTAACTGAGATACTAATCTGATAAATGGAGCTGAAGTAGTAAAAGCATCGAAGTTGTTAAGTCCTACGAATATACCCATTTCAGCTAACTTAGATTGAACTATACCTTGAACCTTAGCATCCATAGACTGACCAAAGTTAGTAACTAATGATAGATCTACAGGGCTAAAATATACTCTAGTCTTTTTAGATCTAGTTCCTACTGGGGTATTATTAGAAGACTTCTCTTCAACAGCTTCTGTAGTTCTTCTAACGAAGTTAGTAATAGAGCCATTTTCAGCTGACATAAGGATACCCACTAATGTGCTATTTTCTTTCTGAACAGCTTTAACAGCTTCAAGAAAGTCTTTCTCACTTACGTCAGTATAATCAATACTACCAGCTTTCTCAGACTTACCTTCTACATAAGTAACTCTATTACTACCTAACTTCTTATTAATCTCTACAGCTAAGTGTCTAATATGATCATTAAGAACGCTCATAACTACGTTAGTTCTCTGAGCTTGGAACGGAGATACTCTCTGTAAAGCTTGTGTAACTACTCCTATTAGAGTCTCAGCTGCACTAGAAGAAGCAGTATCTAGGTTAGTAAAGTCTAACTCTCCATTCTCTTTCTGAGTGATAAGGTTATGCAAATCTTCTAGGTTTCTAACTCCTAGTATCCTTAGAGAAGCTACTTCAGAAGGTGTTAATATACCAGCTAATTTCTTATTGGCTAAAGTATTGTCTGAATTAAAGAGATTGACTTTACTCTCTTTCTCTGCATTAGTTAAAGTTAGTGAAGTTGCCTTAGCATACATTGCTGGTATGTTCTTCATAAAGAAAGAGTTTAAGAAGCCTTTAGTGTTATTCTTAACTCCTGAACCATATCCACTAAGCTGTAAGATAGGTTTAGATAATGCTCTAATGAACTTAATTCTGGCATTAAGAGTATCCATCATAGACTTATCTAGCATAGTAGATAATTCAGCTTCAGGCTGTTTAAACTTGAATATAGCTTCAGATACTACTAGGTCTAATAAATTTCTATAAGATAGTTGTTTTTGTGGATCAGTCTCATACTCTTTAACGTTATTCATTAGCTCATTGATTAGAGCTTCTTTAGCTACTATTACTTTAGCTGATCCTTCTGCATTATCTAGCTTTTCAGATAAGCCTTGTTCTGCCACTATATCTCTTAAAGACATACCTAAGATAGGTCTAAACCACTCTGAAAATAACATCTGAGCTGTGAAGTTATAGTTGTCATCATCCATATACATTAACGGATCTTCAGATATTGATAGGTTTCCTGCTAAGGCTAACTTCCTTGAAGCTCTTTCTACGAAGTTAAGAATATTGATAGATGCAGGTCCGAATGTCTGTCCATCTGTCTCTAGTGTTTCTAGAGCATATAAGCTATCATAGAGAGCATTTCTTACTTCAGGTATAGTAGTACTAAGGCTAATAGTGTTTAAGCCTTGTATAGCCTCTAAAGCATCTAGAAGGTTATATGTAGGTATATTCTTAAACTCAGGCATAACTTCTCTTAGATGGGATAACTTCTCGTCTAAAGTAGCTAAATGAGTAGTATTCTCTAACATAGCAAAAGCAATCTTAGCTAACTCTCCATTCTCAAGGTCTAATGTAGCACTTACGAACTCTTCATAAGCTAATTGATCTTTTAAAAGGATAGCTTGTATCTTCTCTTGTTTCTCTTTTAGTAAAGCTTTCTTATCTTCTAGAGAAGACATCCCTAGCATCTTATCTGCATACTCTTGATGTAGCTTAGCTATCTCTTCCCTATATTCTCCATTAGCTATCTTAGTATAGTCGATAAGATCTAGATTAGTTCCTAGAGCTAGTAACAGAGATTGAGTAGATTTCTTCTTAGCTTCTTCTAGGTCTTTGCCATTATAGATATATGTCTCAAACTCTTTGTTGAATAACTCTTTAGCTCTCTTAGGATCTCTTACCTTCTTAATAAGATGTCTGATATTCTTATTAGATTGTTGATGTCCTGTTCCGTCTATAGTAGTTCTATCGTTTGGTCCAGCAAAGACATTGTAATAGAACTGAGTACCTTTACCTCTATCAGATTTACTCTCTTGAATAACCTCAATAAATGATTGGATCTTATTATTAAATAAAGGTATATCAGTAGAAGCTAGTAGAGCTTCAGCAGCTGGAGTATCTTTGAGGTTATTATCTATTTTTATAGCCTCATTTTTAAACTCTTCTACATATTGGTTTATATTAGCTCCTAGCAATACAGCAGCTTGAGTAACTATAGGTTTAATTTGGGTATCCCATAGGTTCTCACTTATAGTTATTTTACCTGTAGAGTAAATATCTGAAGAAGTTGTAATTGGGTTAAGCATAGATACTACTTCAGAAGCTAGGTTCTTACCATTTTTAGATAAGTGAGCTACCATAGCATTCATCTTGGTAAGGTTGTACTCTAGTGGAGTTAATGTTTGAGCTATGATACCATCTCTAACTCTAGGATCAGTTTCTGTTGATAACTTATTACCTTTCTGAGATAGTCTTAAATCCTTTAATACGTCTGATAGTTGTTCTTTAGCAGCTACTTCTTTAGGTGCTATATATCCTCTATCAGTGAAGGCCTTAGCTTGTTTCTGAATAGTAGGTAGGTATGTCTTATCTAAGAGTTTGATTACATTAGTCTTAGGATCTATAACTACTACATTTTTAAAAGATGTTTTAGCAAAAGAGTCTTTCAGTATTTTTTGAAACATATTTTTTAACTGCTCTGTAACTTCTGCCATCTGTCCAGCAGTTCTATGAGGATTGGCTTCTACTAATCCAAAGTTTCTAAGAAGGTCATTTACTATAATAGTAGCTTGGTATGTAGAAGTTACTTGCTGATTTTCTTCAGTATCTGCTAGATTAGAACTTATCTTAGCTAGTGGAGCTATTAATTTCTCATTAGCTAACATACCCATAATAGACATAAATATACTTCTAGTTACAGCTTCTTTAAGATCCATTGCTTTATCTTTAGTAGAGTTAGTATTGTCTATAGTATTACTGACTTTCTCAATCTTAAATAGATCTGTAAATAAGTCATTGTGATCTAGAGTAAAGGCATTGTCAGAGATAGCTATCTTAATAGCATTTTTAAAATCTTCAAACTCAAAAGCTTTAGCTACATTGTAATTATTAAGATCAAAGTTTTTGTCAAATATGGCATAGCTAGATAGTCTTTGAGCATTAGGTAGATAATATCCACCTATTAGATTATTAGAAAGATTTACTGTATCTCTATTGACAGCTATAACATCTGCACTAGGTAATAACTCACTAAGTAAGTTATTCTCTTCCCCAAAGCCATATCTTCTCTCTGATTGAGTAGAGAGTACTCCTATGACTCTGAAAGCTGTATCTGCTATCTCATATCTCTCTTGATTGGTTAAATTCTTCTTAGTATCTATAACTATCTTAGATAGACGTTCTATATCATTTATAGTTATTTGATCTTTCTTACTTCTAGTAGCATTGACTTGTTCTAACAGAGCCTTAAACTTCCTAATAGCAGCATCTGCTCCAGTAAAGAAGTTAGCTATACTTCTGATTAAAGATTTAGCTTTAGCTGTTAAAGAGTCGTCCATATAAGGGTTTAAGAAGTTCTTATCTAGCTTATTAACATTCCATAAACCTATTAGAGCAATAATATCTGAAGCATCTTTCTGACCATTAAAGAATATCTGCATATTGTAGAGCATAGTATCTCTTTCAGCTAGTAAAGAAGATAGTAAATCTTTTGCTTTAACTAACGATACAGCACTAAGAGATACTTCAGAACCTTCTACTTTGATAGTATTATTGACATCTCCAAAGTAGTCTTTATCCTTTTTAATACGCTCTATATAGAGTTCTAGCTTACGAACATCCTTATTAACCCTATTAAGCCTACCTAGAGTATCTTTAATACTTTCTCTAACACTTGTATCAGATAGTTTCTTTACTCCGTTTATCATAGTAACTAAGCTCTGATTTAGCTTGTCTTGAAGTTTGAGAGTAGTCTCGTCTAGATATCTCTTTATCTGTGGTAATCCTGCATCTACATAGTTCTGTAAATTTTTAGAAGCTTCATCTAGTTCTTTAACTTCTTTCTTAAGATTATCTACTAAAGAGATACTGCCAGTAGCGTCTGCACTATCACTCACTACAAAAGTTGTATTAGCTAAGGTATAGATTTGCTTACCTGTGGTTTTGACTGGTATATAGAGAAGATACCTATCTCTACCATTTAGTTGGTTATATCCTGAAATATCTTTAATTTGCGTATCTCCAGGTACTAAATAAGTTTCTCCAGTATGTTGATCTATCTTAATAACTAGAGCAGGGGTACTTAATCCACTGACCTTTCCTGAAGGATGTATGTAGCTCTCTATGTTAGTATTCTCTCCTAGCTTAGCTCCAAAGGCTTTTAAAGCAGTAGCTATCTCTACACCTTCTTTGCCAAAGAACTTATTAACTACATCTAATTTACTTTGAGTCTGTTTCTGGCTTATCTGTATCTCCTGCTGAGCTTCTAGGACTTTAGATACTAAAGACTCTGTACTTATGATAGGAACTTTAATATCCTTAGCATCTACAGCATTAACAGTATCTTTAGCAGCTTCTCTGAGAGCTATTACATATTTAAACTTCTTGATAGCTTCAGAAGCCTTAGAAGCTGTTACACCTAGAGCTGTCATCTTATTGATGTTTTTTAACTTACGAGTTTTCTTGTCTCCTCCATAAGCACTATCAAATAGTTTCTCTAGCCCAGTAATAGCTTCTCTGATTTGTGTATCAGGATTAGTAGATGAACCTTGAGTACCTAGTTTCTCAGTATCTATATCTTTATCTTCAGATTTCTCAATATCTGAGCTAGTAAGCATATCTACTAATGGAGATACTATATTTACGTGTTCAACACCATCATCTGTAGTTGTTCTACTTTGGCTATTAACATCTTCTAGGATTAGATCTACTAGCTTTCTCTCTATACTCTCTGGTGCAAGAGCTTTATAAGCATCTACTGGATCTTTTGCTAAGAGAATATCTTGGCGTATCTTATTAATTAATCCACCTATGTAAGTGTCTTTGATACTAGAAGCTTTAGTAGTATCAGTAGCCTCTGCTATGGCTAGAGTAGTAACGAATGATCTATAAGCCTTTCTAACATCCTTCTCATTCTTATAGTTACCTTTAGTATCTGTTAAGTTCTCCTCGGAGAATACCCTATTGAAGCTATCGACATCATCTGAAGTAACCTTTTTTATATTACCTGTCTCAACTTCTACTGGAGCTACATAAGTATTAGCTTCATTAGTATTGTCTTTTACACCCTCTAGCGAAGTCGCTAAGCGATGATCTTTTGTTACCCTTACATCTGGCTTACTTTCAGTCGATCGTTGCTCTACAGGCTTGCTAGGAGCTATAGCATACCTTTCTCCTAGAGTAAGGTCTTCATAAGACTTATTCTGAAGCATAGCTTTAATCTTAGAGTTATCGTAGTTCTCTTGATCTACACTCTCGATAGCTTCTCTTATAGGTTGAGATAGCTTAGATATATCCGCATCTGAATACTTAGTATCTTTATTCTTACTAATATGGATAATATCTGCTAATTGTTCTTGTGTATATTTAGGATATTTCTGAGATAACTCACTAGCTAGTGTAGCAGTATCTGCCTTAGTATCTAAGTTAGCTAGATCTTCAACTAATGCCTTATACTCTTTATTATTATCTGTATCTGGCTCATTTAAGAAGGCTTCTCTAGCTTTAGGACTAACAGCTACTTGATATAGCTCTTTAAGAGATACATCTTTCTTATTTTCTGCCTTAGCGTTGAGATTAGATACATTGTTAATATTCTCTTGAGCTTGGACTTTATTAGCTGTAACATACTCTGAGATCTTATTCACACCTTTACCAGCTAATGAAGCTGCCTTAGATAAACTCTCTCTAGCTACGCTAGGAGCTATCTGTCCAGTTACGTGAGTACCAGCTCCAGCTATTGCACCAGTTATACCTGCTTCTTTGACTTCTTTGTAGCTCTTAGGGTTAGCTAAAACATTTCTAACAGCATCATAGTAATCTCCTAATGAGCCTTTTAAATCATTATCTCTCATCATAGCTTCAGTAACTGTTTGAGCAAACTCTGTAGCTCCTTCAGTAGCACTATTACCTATTAGCTTACCAGCTGAAGCTAAGACAGCAGCTGCTGTAACTCCTTTATCTCCTATTAGGGATTTAGCTACATCTTTAACACCATTGAATACTCCTGAGAAGCTTTTATCCTTGATAGAAGAGATAAGACCATTAGTTAGCTTATTACCAATCAAAGGCTTAAACAATGTTCCAAACTCAACTAAGTTTAGAGCTGTATATGCCATAGCTGGAATAATATCATTCTTATTAAGAGATACTAAGTATCCTAGCTTATCTGGATCTATACCTTGTTGCTTCATACGATCTATCTGAGCATTGTGCATCTTTTGAGTTACCTCAGCTGATAAGCCAGTAATACCTCCAAACAATTTAGCACTATCTTTAACCCAAGATACTTTAGCTAGTTCTAACTTCTCTGCTTTAGTTAGTGTTTCCCTTAGAGCTTTACCTGCCATACTAGGTGTAGCATTAGCTCCTAGCTTACTTGCTATTTTCTTAGCTACATCTTCTGAGACATATCCTGATAGATTAGTTTTGAATACTTCTGGACTAAACTTAGTAAATTTAGTAGCTGTTGTAGCTTCGCCTGTAGCTGCTGATAACCCTTGAGCTATAGGTTTTTCAAACTTAACACCTGCACCAGCTACTTTAGCTAATCCAGCTCCTACATCTTCAGCTATTTGTCCTGTTCTAGCTGCTATCTTGGCTGTTCTTAAAGCTGTAGGGATAGTACCTGTTGATATAGCTGTAGTAAGTATTTCTGGAGCTGCTGAAACTAATGTATCTGCTACTATGCCTGCTGCATTCTTACCGATACCTAAAGCTGTATTTATAGCTCCCTTAGCTGAGTCTGCGTCTAGTAGCATATTATCTAGGTTATACTTGTTCTGGTAGTCTATATCGCTATCTGACATTCTATCCCCTAGTTTAATGAGATTATCTCCTAGCCAATTCGTAGGAGCATTCTCTGGAGTTAAGTTCTTAAGAGCTTCTAGTCTTTGCTGTTTCTCTTCAGGCGATAGAGCAATAGCATTAGTAATAGCTCCTAAGCCTCTAGGAACATCTGCTAAGCTATCAACAAAGCCGTGATATACAGATTGTAAGAAATCAGTTTCAATAGGTTTCTTACTAAGATCTACAGTAGCTTGATTGTCTATTAGTCCTTTGTATCTATCATCTGATGATTGTTGTAGTAAAGCATTGTAGAGCTGTTCTGAAGCTTCAGCTTTACTCTTCATTAGGTTATCTTCAGCCATCTCTTGCTTTAGCATATTAAGAGCATTGTTAGCCTTTTGCTGACCATATCTCATACCTAACTCTTGAGCTTTACCTTCTAACAATGACATTCTAGCTTGTATCTCATTAGCTCTCTGAGCCTCTTCAATATCCTTAGTCATACTAGATTGATAGTTTTTAATCCTATGAAGACCCTCTTTAGGATCAATACCTATAGCTTTACCAGTAAGAGCATTCTGTAGCTGTAATTTCTGCACTGCAAGAGAGTTTAGATCATTCTGATAGTTTAGGTCATCTGCTTGATTACCTCTCTCTAGCATAGCACGTTGTGCAGCTAGCATAGCTTCTTGCTGTGCTGAAGCTTGATCTACAGCTTCTAGTGAAGCTATCTTATTGACAGCTGATCCATAAGGGTCTATACCTTGCATCTTAGCTTGATAGTCTTGATCTGTCTTAGTAGCTTTCTCTTGCACTTTAGAGATAGCATTACTTATGTTAGGTATAGCGTTAAGAGCGTCTTGTTGTCCTTGCGGTAGGTTATTAACAAAGTTATTGTCATATTGATTAGCTAGAATAGCTAACTCATTATTGACACCTTGTAGGTTATCTGAGAGATTAACTTCTTTAAGACCTTTAGTGAATAAAGGGTTCTTATTGTCTGCCATATTTGTTCCTTATAGTGGAGTATTTGTCTGGATTATACATTTACACCACTATAAAGAAACTTAAGCGAATATAAAATTACATAAAAAGTTGCTTAAGAAAATTAATTAATATCTTAGTCTGTTACTAGGGCATCAAACATATCTTGCTCTGTTGGATAATACTCTCTAGAAGTAGGTTTCTTCCTATCAGGTAGAACATAGTTCTTATTACTTCTGTTATACATCCTCTGCTTAGAATAGAAATCTACTAGCTTATCAAATAGAGGATTTACTTCTAAACCAGATACTGGTATCTTACCATTGATGTCTTTACCCATATATGATTGGTATTTACCATCCTTATCAGCTGCTATGTAAGTGAATTGTTTAGCTCTATCTCCCATATTAGGATTACCATTGAGTATATCTCCATTATATGCAGGTAACTTAGCTTTACCACTCTTTAGGTCTTCCATAAAGGTTGTGATCTGTTTATATTCTTCAGACTTAGGATCTAATGAAGCTCTGTATTGTGTAGCTAGCTTCATAGCTTGAGATCTATCACTAGCTAACTCTTTTTTAGCTTCTAGTCTAGCTAGCATATAGTTAGTATCTTCAGTAGTATCTCTTCTTAGTAATTTCTTCATAGCATCATTAAGCTTAGAACCAGCACCTTCTCCACTCTCAAAGTAGCTAACAATATCCTCTATAGTATCTTTATCAGCATTTCTAAGAACATTAGCTCCATACTGATTGAAGAACTCATTAATCCTAGCAGAACCATCAGCAGTAGCTAATACTCTATTCATAGTAGCTTTAGTATCTTTATCTAATTCAGGCATAGCCATAAACGTTGTTAGACCTTCAGTGAAAGGTTTAACAAGGGCAGATACTTCAGCTTTAAGAGTTCTATCATTAATATCAGGCTTTATACTTGGATCGTTCTGCATAGTAGTTATCTTACTGGTATTCTGATACATATCTTTAGCGGAAATACCATAAGGATTAACAGAGTCAAATCCTTTGCTACTAGACATATTCTTAGTTAATAGTAAATCTCCATCTTTATTCACATCATAAACATCTCTATTGTTAGCACTCATAAGAGCTTGTTTAGATTCTGGAGATATGTAGAATACCTTATTATCTGTTTGCTTAGCATAAGAAGCTCTAACACTTTCTGGTAAGGATTTATTAGCTAGTTTAGCTTGATCTGCTTCTTGCATAGCTTCTAGCTTATCCATAGCAGATACATCTGAGGTATTAGCTACTAAGGTACTACCATCTAATGTAGTATAGACAGCTAATGCTCCTGCTGTATCCGAAGATACTTGTTTGATATTGCCTAGCTTAGTTTGAGTATCCATTAGGTTACTAAAGCCTTTTTGAGTATTGTCATCTATAGTGTCAGAAGCAAATGGATTAAAGTTAGTTACTCCTTTAGCTAAAGGCTGTTTAGTAACTGGATCATATATTACCTCATTAGGATTAATTACAGAGGCATTAGAGCCATTTGAAGGACTAGAAGCATAATTACTACCACCAACAGACGATCGTTGCTTAGAAGCCACAGAAATGCTTGTATTTACATTTGGTGTATTTCTGTTCTTCATAAGAAAATCTACATCAGCTTGAACTGGAGTTACTCCATACTTATCTCTCATATACTGGATTTGCTCATTATACCTATCCATTGAAGCTTGACTCATAGCATTCTCTATACTCTTCTCTTGATTTTTAAGAGTATTTCCATAAAGCTCATTTACTAGCTTCTGTTGTAGAGTATTGAAACCTTGAGAATTATTAAGGATATTCTCTATAGTAGGTACATATCCACTAGCTAAAAGTGCATCTAATCTCTTTCGAGCATTAAGCATATCTGCATTGTTAAAGACATCTATAGCAGACTTCTGATTGTTTAGATTAGCTTGCTCTAGTAGATAAGGTTCTAGATTAGCTTGTCTCTGATCTTGATTTCTAGCTATCTCTGTTTGATAGTATTGAGCTATCTCATCATTTAAAGCAGTAGCGAGGTTGTCCCTTGCTATCCTTTGAGGCATAGTAGCATCTACTCTTTGAATAGTTATCATACTAGCTCCTTATATTACTGCACCATTTTGATATGATGATGTTATGTTAGCTCTTTGTCTATCTAATCTACTATTCTCTGACTTAGTCCTATCAAAGCCATACTTATTGCTTTGGTAGGCTAACTCATTGTTTCTCTTACTATCTTTGTATTGTTGATACTTAGTATATAGATCTCCAGCAGTCATAGCCCCATTCATAAGAGTACCTAATCTGCTAGTACCTTCAACTGGTACTTTCTCTATAACTTGCCTACCAAATTGATCTACACCTATTCTAGTAGTAAATCCCTTCTCAGTAGGGTTAGTTAGCCAATCCCAAGCTTTACTAAGAGTACCTTGAGCTTGATTAGCTTTCTCTCCTAAACCTTGAAGTATATTACTACCATTCATAATCCCAGCTAGGGTATTACTACCCCCATTAGCTACTATATTAGCCGCTTGTTGTCCTAACTTAGACAAACCATTAAGAGCTACTCCTTGAGCCATTCTTTGACCTAGATCAGCTCCTAACCTACTACCAAACTGAGAAGCTATGCTAGCAGCTCCTTGTGAAGCTAGAGCATTACCAGATTGCTGTCCTACATTTCTAAGTACTTCCATCAAACCTTGATTAAGGGCTTGACTAGATAATTGCTGACCTGCTTGACCGAGTACATTAGTAGCTACTTGGCTACCTATCTGTCCAGCACCATTATTAAACAAATTGCCTAACATACTAAACATATATGTCCTTTCTATTTAAATCTATCGTATTGACTATAATCAGACTTAGCTAAAGCTGTATTATAGTTTAACATCTCGTGTGATCTAGGGTCATATAGTAACCCACCATAGCATATCCAATAGAACATATCCATCTGTTCTTCATAAGAGGTATTAATATCAAAGTCTGCTAGATCGATCTTTTCTAACTCTTTAGCAAATCTCTCTCTAGCTTCTGCTTCTTCTCTATAACTATCCTTCTCTTTGTCTTTAGCTGCCTGCTTAGCTTCTCTAATAGCCTTTTGATCTTTAAAGAAGGTAGCTATTGAGTAAGCCCCCATAGCTAGTGAAGCTATTGAGATAGCTACAGCTACGCTAGTACCATAGGCTGCTGCCATTGTTGTAACTGCTCCAGTAGCTGTAGAAGCTATAGGAGCATAGAATGGAGCTACTACAGAATAGACGATACCTACAATCATACCCAAAAATTGTAACCAAGGGATACCATATACAGCACCAGTTAATACCATACCTGCTGACATAAGAGGTACACCAACCCACCATAGAGTACCAAAGGAAGCTGCTGTTATAACTACACCAACGACTATAAGTATAGGTCCTATAATCTTAGCAAACCAATTAGCTTTCTTGATGGTATAGTGATACTTTATAGCGTAGAAGAATGTACTAGATGCTATGGCACTCTGTACATATACAGGTGTATGATACCATAGCTTTAAAGGTAGTCTAGGAGTAGTACTTACTTTAGCTTCTGCACTAGAGTTAAAAGTTTTATCGTCATACCACGATCTGAATATCTGTCCATTAGCTTTAGGAATAAACATGTGATATACAGTTATACCTTCATAAATAGTTGTATATCCTATCTGTGGAGGTTGATAGTGATCAAGATTATAAGCACTAGCATATCTGTAATTTACTTGCCTAATCCATAAGGTATCTTCAACATAATCTTTAGGAAAGTTTGGATCATCTATTATAAGACCTTTACTAGAGATAACTAGCTTCTTAGGATCTATAGCAACTTCGTGAGTCTTTACAATAGTAATAGGTCTATATCTAAGAGCATTATTAGCATCCCAATCAGTTACCCGTGATACATATTTATTTCTACTTCTACGATAGTTAGTTACCCTTACTCTAGTAGTAGTTATACTAGCATTCTTAAAAGTATTCTCTAGATTATCTTTCTCTGTCTCTGTGAGTTCTGTACCACTCCTAGCCCATTTAATAGTCTTACTTTTTCTAGCTTCTGTAAATTGAGAAGCATTGTAATCTCTTACTTTAGTGATATGAGTTGTATCATCAGTGTAAGCTGTAGGTATCGTAGATGTAAAGCTACTACCCCAGTATGGATTACCATAATTTGGGTTTACACTTATAAAGCTAGTTACCATAGGATACTCTTCACCAAACCTATTATGGATAAAGTAGTATAACCCTTCGCCTATAGGGTGTGTTACGAAAGAGAAACCATCTGTAGGAGTATTCAGTACTCTCTTGAAGTCTTCTGAGTAAGCACCACTGATTTTAAATATATCAGATAGGTCATACTTAGTGAATTGGCTTACAAACTCTTCGTGCTTAGAATAACCTGCTTTTCTATACTGTTGCTGATATAGATCTATTTGTCCTTCTAGAACCATCTTAGAAGTTGCTAAACCACTTTCAAAGGCATCTAACTTCTGCTTCCCAGTATACCTACTATCGCTTTCATAATGATTAGCTTCTGGATCTAACTTCATATTCTCAGGTAGCTTATGTGCTTTAGGCTGAGTAGCTGTAAAAGCTTTACCATACCAATAAGTTAAATCTAAACAGTACAATGTGTAGTTTAGTATCTTTCTCTTACCAAACTGATCCTCTTCATTAGAATAGTTAGGTACATAGGTATATAATATTAGATCACTTCCTGTAGCTGGATGGCTACCTATAAAGGTATGTGGCTGTTCTACTTTAGAGCTTTCTACTATAGTCTTTAGGCATTTAAACCTATATACACCTGTACCTTGATCAGGGACACCTACAGAGATATGCTTAGTTATGAAAGTATCTAAACCATAGCATTTAAAGACTTTATCAAAGTATCTAGAGAATACCTCTGCGTACTTCTGGTAAGCTCTATGGTGTCTAGTATCCTCTCTTAGATAAGGTACTAGGTTAAAGCATTGATAAACATCTATGTAATCTACACTAGCTTTACCCATATCCATCGACTTAAACTTCTCGTAGAGTTTCTTACCATCATCACCTTTCTTAGGTTTAGGAGGTCTTCTATAAGGTCTATTCTTCCTACCAGTCTGTTCTAAGGTTAATCTCCAGTACTTACCATAATTCTGCCATATAGGTATCCTAGCAGTAGCTAAAGCTATCTTACCTTTCTGTGTAGAGAATTGAGTAAAGTCTTTAATAGGTATTATCTTTCTATGACCATCTTTAGTTCTAACTTCCATAAAGTAGTAATCTACTAGATCAGTGAGTTCATCATACTTAGCTTGCTGTGAAGGTATATAATCTATAATCTCTGGTGTTTCCATAATAGGTCCATCTTGTTCTACACCAGCTATTGTCTGCTTACCAGTATGTCCTTTCCAAGTATATACACCATAGATACGATACTGTTTATATCCCTCTTTATACTTGTATAGCTTATTATCCTCTTCTATATCCTTGAGATACTCTTCTTTCTCTTCGGGAGTCATATCCTTCATCTCGTCAGGATTAGGAGTTCTTTTCTCTATAGGAGAAAATACCATATCAGCTTCTACTAACTCTAATTCTGGATCATAAGGATCTATATTAAACTTCTCAGCTAATTGTTTTAGTAGCTTCTTCCTGAATACCTCTTTAACGTCATTAGAAGGCTCGTAGTTGTATTTCTCAAGGTTACTAATGGTAAATATCGTACCTATTGCTCTTCGTTCAATAGCAGGCTTCGTACGGTATTTAATAGTGTTCCAAGTAGCTGGTGGAGTTAATTCTCTAAAGCTAACTTCTACATAATCATCTTTTAATATTGGAGCATCTTTAGGTATCTTGTAGCTAAACTCATTACCTATAGCAGTAGTAGTAGCTGTATGTACTCCATACTTGATAGTTACAGTAGTATTAGGTTTATATACCATACCTTTAATTTCTGTACTATTAGTAGCTACATTGTAAGCAAATATTCGTCCTGTAGTAGTTGGAGGATCTAGTGGATACTTATCTTCTATAATAGTCATATTAAATGGAGAACCATTGAATTGACATAGGTAGTTATCTAAGATAGCTGTCTTAGTATCTAGTGAATATTCTTGTACTAGAACACTCAATACATACTCGTTATATAAGTCTTTATTTCCCATTTCTGGCTCTGTAATTACTTCAGCTATATCAGTATTCTCAGCTAAGTACTTCTCTTTAGAGAACTCTCCTTCTGTAAATGTACCTAGTGAAGCTGATAATCCAGGTAATTTCCTATGTGTATAAGGCATCTCGTGCATATTATTAGCACCTTTAATAAGTTGAGACATAGTATTTAGATTAGTATTCTTCTTAGATTTACCTTGTACGATACCTTTAGAGAATGCTATCTCTCCTGATAGTCTCTTCTTAGGATTAAACTTACCTGCTTTGTACCTATCATACCAAGAAGAAGCACCATTAAGGTATGCCCACTTGCGTTCAGTAACTTTCTTCTTCTTGGTAAATAAGCCCATAGATAATCCTTATGATAGATATAGTGTATCTTGTGGGTTAGCAGACTCTCTCTGCAATAGTGTTGGTAATGTTTCAGCAACTCTGTCTTTATAGAGCTTATACAGATTACCCATCTCATTAACGTTTAGAGGAGCAGGTAAAGTAGCATCATCTAGCATACCTGATGAGTATATTAGTGAAAATGCATTCATCTGATACTCTAGTAGCTTGATATACATATTGTCATCAAATCCCATTAGCTGTCTATCTAACACCCTAGCTTGGCTATTAGTTTGTCTGATCTCAGCTTGTGTCTTACAACACTTGATCTTTAACTCAGCTATCTGAGCCATTATCTGGAACTCTAGTTGTTTTAGTTGAAGTTTGATCTTAGCTAGTTCAATCTCCCATTGAGATTTAAGCTGTATTTCTAGATTAGCTTTAGTAGTAGCAAATTGGACTGATTGAGCTATTACAGATACTATAGACTGAGCATACACATCAGCATACTCTTTACCCTGTAATCTACCACTATCATATTGAGTTCTAAGGTTCTCAGACATAACTTCTAAGAGTTTATCTAAGATCTTCTCTCCTCTCCATTCTAGTAGTTGTCTATTATCTCTGGTAATAGCTACAACAGATCCTTCAGTGAGATCTTTAACATCGAGGTTAAGCTTTAGCTTATCCTCGCTAGGTAGATTAAGATTATAATCGAATGCTCTAAGAGTGCTAGTAATGTCTGTGCAATCTAAGCATTTAGTAGCCATATCTTACTCTTCTGCTTCTAGTGGTTCGATAGTAAGAGCATACTTCTTAACAGCTCTAGTATTAAATACAATGTTACCTGAGTTGTCTTTATCAGTGATAATCTGATAGAAGACTACTTCTTTTAGAGCATCTATGATACATTGCTCTACACCATTAACAGGTACGTTGAATGGTAATACATAAGCCTTAGATAAGAACTGATTAGCTACTGATACATATACACTCTTAAGAGCTGAAGCTTCTTTAGGATCTTGATTTACAACAGTTACTTTAAACTTCTTTAGAGCATCTTGCTTCATCTTTAGAGCTAAGTTCTTAACGACAGGCATAGATACCTTTGGAGCAGTCAATACTGCTCCTTGTACTTGTTCTGTCGTAGGTTCTGGACTATTAGCTTCTTCTTCTCTCTTAGCTTCAGTCTCTGCTGCTGCTTCTAGTTTCTCTTTATTTACTGCCATTGTGATATGTTTCTCCTTTATCTGTTATCAAACGTTAGATGCTAGTAATAGACCTTTAAGCAAACCTTCTTCTTTTAGTATGATACTAGCATAGAAGAAGTTATAGCTTGCAAAGCCTACTGTGCCATAAGGGTTAGTTCTATCTGATTGCTCTGGAGCTTGTGAGTGGAATGTTATACCATCTCTACCAGCTAAGCCTACAGTAGCTATACACTCTTTAGTAGGGAATAGAACTGGGAATACGTCAAACTTATTGTTAGTATGAGCTAGAGTACCTACATAAGCAGCAGGTACTGAAGCACCTTGTCCTCTATATACTAGAGCTGCTTCACTCTCAATAAATCTAACCTCTCCCATAGCACCTATCTCGCCTTCAGCAATACCTTTTTGAGAAGCATACTTCTCTACTGGGATAAAGCCAAACTCATTAACTTTACCATCATTAGAAGCTCTTGATAAGCTATGGATATCCCAAGCTACATTAGATGGGATAATGCAGTAGTAAGCTTTATTTACTGGTTTAGTGGCTATCTTAACAGATGCTTCTACCATCTCAGTTACTTTATCTGCTCTGTTAGCTTTCAACTTAGCTACACATCTCCTGAAGAAGTCGTATGAAGCCATATAGTTGCTATCTAGTGAGCCATCAGCTACAAGACCATTACCCATAGTAGCTAAGCTAGTAGCTGCGAATGGATATACTACGTTAGTTGTAGCTAGCATATCTCTTTGAAGTAGATCTTCATAAGTTCTACCAGCTAGGTCTCCTAGCTCTTGTTTGATATCTATACTCTTACGAGTGTCTGAGAATAGATCGATCTCGTCTGTGTACTCTTCCATGTGTCCAAATCTAGCCATTGTAGTTTCTAGAGCAATTATATGGTTCTCTACTAGGTTCTGTCTACCAGCACCTTCTGGTAGTCCTGCTGCTGTAAGACCAGCTGTAACGTCAGCTATATCTCTACCAGTCAAGAAACCTTTAGCTAGGAAGTCTGGAGTACCTAGTTGTCTGTCATAGATGTTTTGCTTTCTAAAAGTCTTAAATGTCTTACCATTTCTTTGAGGTAATGTGAACTTCTTAGAAGCGAATTGTCTATAGATCCTTTGATCATTAGCTGCCATAATACCAACACGATCTGAAGCGTGAAGAGTAAGGTTAGCACCATAAGTTGAAGTAGTACCGTTATTATATTGACTATTTGCCATTGTAATATCCTTAGTTTAGTGTTTCTAAATACTTAGCAAACTCTTCATCAGACATATTATAGATATAGTCTTGGGCATTGTCTGGGTTACTTATAGCTGTTCTAGCTACGTTTCCTTGATTAGGAATACTTGCCTTAGCTCTATTAGCTTCTCTAGTAATATTGTCTTGATTAGCTTGCTGTTGTTGATTAGAAGCTAGTGATTGTTGCTCTTGGTTAAACTCTCTAGCCGCATAAGAGTAATACTCTAGGATAGGTCTAGTAAATCCATCTCTTAATGCTATGCTATTAGCTTTCTGCATTATAGGTTGATAGATACCATTCTTAATATCAGATTGTAGATCTTCTAATGCACTAGGAGTAGCTTTAATGAACTCTTTAGATTGTTCATCTAGGTTCTGAACAACTGCTAGAGTTTGTTGAAACTCTGGCTCTTTACCAATTCTAGCTACAACTTCATCCATTTCCTGCTTAGCATAATCAGGTCTATACTCTGTTGGAGTATAAGCCTTCTTATCCTCTTCAGGTGTCAGAGTATCATCTAAATCCATAACATCTATATTCTGAGACTTAATAAGACTCTTTAGAGCTTCCTTATTGCCTTTCATAATGTCGATGAATAGGTTAGTATCCTCTGGCTTAATACCGTTGTTCTTAAGAGCTTCTATAGCTGGTAAGAACTCTTTAAATTGTTGGGTCTTCTTAGTATAGTCAATACCCTTGCTAGCTAGATTCTTTAACTCATCTAGAGTTAGAGTGTAATCCTGCTTAGCTGCTCGTATTGTAAATACATCAGAAGTTTCTGTTTTCTTATCTTTTGTAGAGTCCTCTGAAGGTTGTTCTACGTTATTGATTTCTGTATTTGGTTGAGTATCAGAGCCAGTTTGCTCTTCAGTTGAAGCTGACTCATTAGATGAATTATCTTGCTCGGTTTGTTCTGGCTCTGACACTTGTTCATTATTAGGTGCTGACTCTTCTTCAGGAGAAACATCGTCAGCTTCAACTGCACTGTTATCTTCGAGGATTGAGTCTAACTTAGAGTTAAACTCTTCATCTGACATATTGAACAATTCTTCTTCAGTATATGCCATCTTACTTCTCCTCTTCAGCTAATAGATCACTACCTGCCATATTCACTATAGTATTGAAGTAATCTCTTAGAATATTAGCCCCTAAGATCTCTTCTAGTAATAGTGATCTATTGACACCAGGTTTAGACATCATCATAGCTGCACTATGGACTTTCTCTGTAAGAAACCCATCTAAGATAACCTTCTTAAAGTCTGGGTTCTTATAGAGCCTATCTAGAGCTTGATATAGCTCAACGTAGTAAGAGTTGCTAGTGGTTAACATCTCTTCTTTCTCTAGTTTGTCAAATAACTCTTCGTTCATCTATTTCTCCTTATATGATTGAGTTCGGCTTAAGTATATCATAAGTTTTAGAGATATTCTCTCTTAGTCCCTTGTAGAAGCTTTAACATCTCTTTGCTTAGCTCAAAGTTTCTAGCTTTCTCGTTCTCTGTAGCTTGGATCTTATTCTTAGTCTGATCATATTGTTGAACGTAGTCTAGATCCTGCTTATCAGTCCTACTAGCAATATTAGCAGCTTTAGCTTTCTCACTCTCTGTTTTAGCTTCTTTTAGAGCCATATCAGCTTGGTTCTCAACTGCTTTGCTTCTAGTTAATGCTGCTTCAGCTGCTAGGTTCTCAGCTTGTAGTTGCATTAGTTGTTGTTGTAATGGATCTGGTTGAGGTTCTGGTTGCTCATAGGTGCTAATTGCCTTCGCAAGATCAGGTAATCTATATAGGCCAGCCATCTTAACTAATAGCTGTTTAGTTAGATCAAATGGTAGGCTTTGAGCTGTTGTTTGTAGTATGAATGCCAATTCTTGAGCCTTAGCTTGATTGTCATCGCTTGTAGAGATATTTAGGTCTATATCTATGTTAGCACCTAGATCGTCTCTCTTAAGCCACAGAAACTCCTCATTTGTGATCCTAATCTGTGTCTCTTCATCTAAGAACTCAGCACTATATGCTAACCACTTTCTAAGTAGAGGTTTAACTAGGTTCTCAGCTATATTTCTAACTATATTTAATCTTCTAGTAGAAGCACTGGTAAGTACTCCTTGAACACCTGTAGCTGTTCCACCAAGTGAACTAGAGGTCATACCTTGATTGAAACTCTTAACACCAGTAATGCTCTCAGCCTCATTAGATAGCATCTGAACCATATTAAAGATACTACCTGGTAGCTCATTGAAGTGTCCATCATAGAAGTCATTAGGAGTACCATTGAACTCAAAGTTCTCTCCCTTTAGGAACTTCTCTAGGTTTCTCCTATCTAAAGCTCCTTTTCTAATACCTTTCTGAGCATTATTACTAAGAGCCATATTGTCTATAAAGCCTCTATAGATAGCTGTCTTAACCTTCTGTATATCTCCCAGTAGCTCAGCATTGCTCTCTCCATACATTCTAAAAGGTACTGGCATAAATGGCACTACTAAGAATGGTAGAGCCTTATCTGGAAAAGGATTTTCTTCAAATCTAATGCAGACATCATCTACCCAAGTACATACTATAGGTTCAGTGATACCATCTCCATTGATGTCGTAGAAACCCCAGTATTCGTGAACTAAGAACTTCTTTCTAGACTTATCGTTAAACTCAAATGTATTATCTGACTTACTATAGCTACCATAGCTTCCTATGTTGCTACTCTTATTCTCTAGTAGCTCTAGGTTATCATACATATTAGCTTTCTTAAGACTATTTAGATCACTCTCAAATCTATATACTATAAATTGACATTTATCCATATCATCTAAGCAAGTAGGATCTATGAATATATCCTCATTCCTACAAACTTGTGCCGTAGGATGATTTTTAACAGCCTTCCTTTGAGTTTCTATTCTAGGTATATCTATGGTCTCTGGAACACCTTTTAACGCTTCTTGAAGCTGTGAGGCTCTCTCTTGATCCCCATTAGCTATTAGCTCTTGCATAATAGCCATAGCTTGAGTATATTGAGGATTAGGTTTCTTATCTATAACTCTAACCTTTACATCCTTAGCTTCATACTCCCAACCTAATCTAATAACACAAGTTCCCTCTACATCTAGAACTCTTAGAGCTTTAGCCATAAAGTTATATCTATTGAATTGTCGGCAGAATTGTGTATTTAGAAGTATCTCTATTCTAGGAGCTATCTCAGCATCTTCATAGGTTACTGGATTAGCTTTAACTATATCTGGAGTAGATACGAATGGATCTAATAACTCAGCTTGTTGCCATTCTGATTGCTTCTTAATATCCCTAGAGATCATCTTAGATCTACCATCTACTTCGTTACCATATAACTCTCCATTATAGGTATTTCTCCACTCTCTGATCTTCTCCATAATTTGAGACTTAGAGTTCTCAGCAGAGTTAAAGTCTTTCTTAAAATCACTAAGAGCTTGCTTCTTAGTTAGTTCATCTAGCATATACGTCCTTTCTTAATATTGTAGGCTTCATCTAACCTATCTCTATTATAGTCTGATGTGATCTCTAACCTATTCTCAGACTCTTGTCTTAGTAAGCCTAGAAGCTTATCTAGCATTAGCTTACTATTGAATACTCCCTCATAAGTAGCATCACAACCTACTAGAATACATCCTTCTGTATGTTTAGGATAGTTACCACTATGTATAAGGATATATCTATCTTTAGGTACATCATTATTCCATACTAATGGCAGAAACCTACCAAACTTAGGAGAATTATGCCAATCTATCTTATACATACCTTCTGGTATTCTACGATCTAGTCCCCTAGATGTTGTATCACTTCCAGCAGGCTCTAAGGTATATCCTTTAAGGACTACCTCTGAACCTTTCTGTAAGCTAAATACTCCTAATGTTCCATCCTCTATATTCATAAACCTAGTAATCGTCATCTTCATCAGTAACCCTTTGAACTGTTATTTCCACCAAAGCGAGTTACTACTATATCCCTGACGAATACAAGTATCTCGCTACCAAACCAAGCTCCTACACCACAGAAAGCATAGCTAAATCTCTCGTCTTGAAAGAAGTGATAGGACATCTCATATACTATATATGCACTAAACACTCCATCCAAGATCCTCTTAAACAATGCTTTACACCCTGTGTTATTATGGTTGATAAATGATGTTACACTACCACATACACCTATCAAAACTACATAGAACAGATAATGTACTTCCCCCATACTTTATGCCTTAAATAGTGTTAATACCCTCGCAGGACTAAGTATGGCATTGATTATTCCCTGAGTAATTGACCAAAGAGTCATTGCTACTTCCCTGTTTGCAATATTCGCATTAAAAGCCCCATAGGACCAATATGCTATCCCTAGTATAGCTACTGCTACACAACTCAATATACTCACTTTCTTAAACGTAAATCTCTTTTTATTTGCTTGCATTCTTATCTCCTTCCTTGCTACACTTATACAGAAGATCCTCAACTGTAGAAAAATACTCCATTAGATCCTTAAAAGACTCAGCAGTATCTACATACTCTGGCTTCTCTGGCATAGTATCTATGCACTTAACAGGTGTATAAACTTTTTGGTATTCAACTTTAGTGAGGTAAGCTGGTGTAGGTTTTCCTACACAGCCTAGTAGAAAGAGACTACTTATCAATAGGCTTAGCAGCTTCACGGATAATAGCCTTATATGTTTCTAGCTCTGTATCAGCTTTCTTAATGTTCTTGTACTTCCTTGCAACTTTAGCTTTAGTAGTCTCGATCTTCTCAGGAGACACTTTAGAAGCCTCTATGGCTTTGTTCTGATCTTTGAGAGTATCTTGACATACTTGCAACTCCATTTCTCTGTTAGCTTTCTCAAGCTGTAGTGTTTGTATAGCTTGTTGAGCTTCCTTGTTCATCTCTTCTAGCTGTCCTATACTATTACTCATACATATATAAACAATAGTGCTAATAACAACTAGGGTAACTAATAGTAGTCCTAAGAACTTACTATCAGTGAATGATGATAATACTAGGTTAAGTAGGTTCATTAGTATCCTTTCGAATGGTATTTAACTATGTGATATAGTCGAACGCTAGTATACAATAAGAATACATCTAATTTAGATACTTCTAATTCAACTAGCATATCTTTGAAGACCTTATCAGCTTCTAAGAAGCTAATCTTATCCTCTATAGCTAGATCTGTAAGGTAGTCGTGAACTATAGCTGCACTAAGGTATTCTGCTTTATTAGGTGGATAGATACTCCAGAATATTCTAGGTACACTAGCACCATCTGTTATAAAGCCTTTAGGTATAAGAATATCCTTATACCTATAGTCTTCTACTAATCTAAACTGATATTTACCTAGAGGCTTTATGATAGGTCTGTCAATCAAAACTTTCTCCTAGTTCTAACTACATCGGTAAACTCATCGTCATCGATGTACCAGAAAGGCTTTTCTCCATTGTCATAGTACATCTTCCCAAAGTCATCAGGATGTGTAGCTAAGTGAGCTACTACCCTATAGATATTGAACATATTAGACTTATCCCATTGATCACACTTTCTAGCTCTGAGAAAGATAACTAATGGGCAACATAGTAATCCTAACAGAAAGGCTAATAGAGCCACGATAAGGTAGCTCATAGCTCAAATCTCCTCTAAGATAGGTAATTCATCAAGAATTTCTTTAAAGCTCTTAGGAAGCTTCCTATGACCTTCTGTGATGTCTTTTAGGATAGCATATCCTTTTGACCATACTTCTGATCTCCATTTACCAAACTTCTCTCCTTCTGCTCTAAAAGGATTATCAAATCCTGCATAAGAGCAAGCTGATAAGATATTGTCATAGCCTTTAGCTATTGCCTTCTCGTCTAGTAGATCTTGTATCCTCTTCTTAACTAAGAGCAGTATCTCTGTATCAGACATATCAATTACAGCATAGCTAACCTTATAGCTATCTTCATCTATATCTACACGTCTAGAGATAGTCTCAAAGTCTCCTAGAGCTACTTGAGGTATTTCTCCCTGTTCTACAGGGATATAGCCTTTCTCTTTTAGCTCTTCTTTACTAAGCTTATCTGGATAAGATATGCTAACCTCTGTCTGAATAGTAGATACATTCTCTACTACTTTATCATTTACGTTATATAACTCCATAACTATCTCCTTATTTGATTTGAAACTTGAATTGTGAAAGAGCTATATAGATATTGTTAAAGATATACTCTTTAGCTTTTCTATACAGTTCATCGTAATTTGCATAGTTAGTAGTTAATCCTGACGGATCATAGTAACTAACTGGACTCCTAAGATTATCATACGGAAACTCAAACATAAGACCTACTTGAACATAAGGTATTCTACCTGGATTTGTAGGAGTATTTATAAATATACTTGGAGTATCTGTAGTAACTACCCAGTCAAGATATTTCTTAGGTAATGTAGTTACACTAGCATAAGCTTCTTTAGGGTAGATATACCTATAGTTCTTATACTGCCTCATCCAGTCATCTTCTAATACCAACTCTTGAGACGAATTGTAAGGTATCTTCTTACTTTCATTATAGATACCTACAGGAGCATCTGCAACAGACAATACTATCTTGCAAGGTATTTCTAAATATATACCTTGACCACCTTGTTTAAAGCCATAGTCATCTTTAACTCTAGGCATAGTAATTTTAACACCGCCTACAGCAGAGTCTTTAGCTAGATATACATCAACCCAATCCCATAGCTTATTCCTATTATTCTCCGAAGGAACTCTACCTTCTTTACTATGATTAAACTTTATCGTGTAGTAAAGGGCATCTTTCAGATCAAATGTGTGATCTACAGTAGTAAAAGGATACTCCATACTCGATAGTGGAGGATTTATCCCATCTTTACTCTTTTTCTCTACCTTAAATGCTAAGGTAAATACAGTATTACTAGGAGGATATTTCAACCTTCTCCAGTAGTATTCAGAAGCAGGTGTTAGATACCTAGATATACTTGTCAAGAACAATAAGCTATTGTGCTTATCCATAGGATTAACCAAAACAGAATATTTATTAGACATATCTTCTAGCGTATAAGGATAGGTACTTACGCTATTACCTTGATTAAAAGATACACTAGATATCCAGTTCATAGGAGTTTGGTAAGGATTTATAGAGTTTCTCCAGTCGTGTCTAAAGTCGTTGTAGTACATCTGTGCAGTACCATTATATATCTCATATATTCTACTACGAGTAGTAGTAAATCTAAATGAGAATGTATGCACTTCTGTATCTCCAACTCTATTTCTAAAGTTAGAAGCAAATACGCTTAGATAGTCTTTGAAGTACACTTTCAGTGAGTTGTACTTATCAGCTGGGATTACACCTCTAACCTGCTGATGCATAGTCATATCTGTCTCTACATAGAAATCCTTATAGGTATCGAAAGCTTCTACACCGCCTGCTAGATACTTATCTAAGGTACTCTTATACATAATGTAAGAGTGTTGTTTATCAGTAGATACACTAGCCATCATACCAAAAGGTTTCATACCATCTGTTGCTGTATATTCTTTATCCTTAGCTAAAGCAGACCCTACGAACATTAAGTTAGTCATAGTAGTATCGCCATTAGTTATAACAGAACACTTCTTAGCACTTAATACCCCAGAAGGGCTATTAAACTTATAAGGTAAGAATAAGACTCCATTCTTATCAGTAATAGTAGCTATGTTCTTATCTTCTAGGTATGTATCAGAGAGAACTAAAGCATCTAACATAGCATTCTTATCCCATCCTATAACAAATGAAGTTGTTGGATGTTCAGACATAGGATCATAGAACACAGGGTAAAGCTGCATAGTATTTGTTTGCATATCATTTGAAGTATATGGAGGATAATAAGGTTTCTTGTAAGTATAGCTTCTGAACTCAGCTACCTTTCTAGAACTACATAAATTCTCAAATTGTTCTACACTTACATATTGAGAATATAGAGGGTTAGCTCTATGCATTAGCATATTATCACAAGCTTCATTGATATATAAAGGATACCACTCTTGATATAGAGTTCTACGTACTCCTGTACCCCACTCTATCTCTAACTCTTTAAGAATATTCTCAGCATCCTTTGAAGTACCATAAAATCCTGGTAAGTCTATAGTAAAGCCTACAAATGATTTAGTCTGACCATTAGGTAGATTGATAACAGTAGTATCCTTAACTCTAAATAGTACATTACCAAGAGTCTTCTCCATATCTAACCTAATAAACTCAGGTGTATATACACCAGAACTATTGGTTGTTTGCCCTATAACTAATGATGTATCGGTAGGGGTACTATTCATAGTAGTTATGTCATTGCACTTATCGCTAGGTAAGAAGCCTATACCACCAGCTCTTAAAGATACTGAAGGATCAGCTAATTTCTGTACGTAGGTAATAGGTGTTCTATTAGTTACATAAGAAACTATGTTCCTAGCTTCGTGAGAGACATTGTATGTGAAGTAAAGAACTTCTCCCTTATACTTCAAAGCTAATGTGAATTGTCTTCTACCACTCCATATCTCAGATAATCGTTGATTACCTTGTCTAAATTGGACATATATCTTAGGCTTAATCCTATTCGTCATTAGATTTACAGCTGTATTAAGATTTTCAACTGTATGATCTGCTAAACGCTCTAGCTTAGTCTGAATAAAGTTATTTACTCCTTTATATACAGGAAAGCTAACTATTGCTTTACCATTAGCAATATCTTCAGCAGTAAGGATATACTCTTTCTTAATAGTAGGATCATTACCTAGAGTAATAGTAATCTTATCTCCTGCAACATACTTCTGCTTTAGCGTATAAGTTAAATCTACATCCTTCATACCTGCAACGATAGGTAGATTAGAATAATCCTTCTTGTAACCTATCTCTAGTTCAGTTGTCTTCATAGGAGTACCATCTGAGTATGTATATCTGTACTTGATCTTAGTTACGTTTGGTATTAGTGGCTTACTAGGTTTAAATGAGTATTTGCCCTCACTATTTGAAGTAGTTGTAGCTAACACTTCTCCTGTTTCAGAGAGCATTTCTACCTTAGTATTAGGCTTTGTAGTACCAGTATAAGTAATCTCTGGAGGATTGATAATATCCAGCTCTTCTTGAGGGTTCTCATACATAATGATATCTTTAGTTACAGAACCTTGAGGGAATATCTCTCCCCTTATAGTATCTCTAATAACTAAGCAAGGTAGTTTCTCCTTGCTAGTTACTTTTAACATAGAGCTGTTCATAGCTATACCCTACCTATGTATATCTTATTATCTAGAGGATTAAGAACATAGGCAAATACTTCCATATCTCCTAGATCTGTTGGTACTCCCTCTCTCCAAACAAACATATTTCCCCAACTCTTAATAAACTTAGCTCCTTTAACTATGATAGTACCTTCAAACCACATATTATCTCTACGATACTGAGTTGGTATATTATTAGTAGCTATCATGAAAGTCTCTATTTGCCTAGTTAGAGTAACTACGAAGTTTCTATATGTACCTAGAGTGGAGATAATACCATCGTCGTTATACTCTTGGTACTTATCTGCATTAGGTAAGATACCTAGCTTATACATAGAGTTCTTAAGGATAGTCTCTTTAATAACAGGTTCAGAAGGCTTAGTGTTGTCTATAAGATTATTTGTGATAGTGCTAACTGAAGCTGGTAAGATACTGTCTGGTAGCTTACCATCAGCACCTAAGAAAGCTATATACTTCTTGAATAGATTAGCTGTAGCTTCATTACCTATGCTATATGATCCATTAGCTTGTTTCTCTAAATATAGAGAAGGGCATACATTATTAGCAAAGTGTTTAAGGACATTCTCTACACCTATAGTTCTTACCTTATTATGTACATAAGTATCTTCAGGTTGTCCTTTGCCGTTTATATAATGCTCTTCAGTCTCGATATTACTCGATCTAACTTCTTTAGCATACTTTACACTTCTATAAACCATTAGAGAGTACTCTGGAGGGAAGTTCTTAGTAACTGTGTTCTCTTTATCTACGAATATCTCTGTAGGTGTCAATGGAGTATCAGAGTCTTTACCCTCAGCATTAAGATCTAAGATATCAAGGTTCTGTATCATAGCATCCCCGTGTCTATTAACACCACATACAACCTCATAAGAACCACCATTAATAGCGTTCTTGAACATATCTCCAGTAGCTTCTTTTCCATATAGATTGTAGAGTTTTAGAAAATACTGGAATGGTGTAGAGCCATCATTTTCTGTCAGTAAATTTCCAAGATAAGGATCAGACCCTGTTAAATGTTCTACTAATAGTTGCACAAGTACGCTACCAGCATCTGGATGATCTGGATCAGCTACATCTTTTAGGATATTGATAATAGTTTCTTTACTCACAGGAGCTGGTGTACCACCTGTAGAAGGTATCTCAGCTATCTTAGCATCAATATACTTCTTAATAAGTTTAACTAGCTCATCTTTGAGTGCTACTTGATCTATGGTTTTACTAGCTAATTCAGCCTTCTGAAGCTCTTTATACTTCTCAAATAAGGCTTTAATGACCTTATCTACCTCTTCATTACCATTAGGTATCTCCCATTTAGAGAATAGCTCTGTAAAGTTAATCTCTGTATTACCAGCAGGTGTTCTAAGGTAGAAATACTCTATAGCTACTTTAGGATTAGTTAGAGTATCTCCTGCTAATAATCTAGCCCAGATGATCACACCATTAGCTAAATCCATAAAGATAGCTCTATGATCATTCTTGCTATCCTTCTTAGTCCTAGCTCTTAAATCAGTTAGTATCTTATTAGTTTGAGTAGTCCTATAAGTATCTAACTCACTCTTCTTACTATCCCATATAGCCTTAGTAATCTCCCCTTCAGGGAGAATTACTTGCTTATCTTTAGCTGTATATACTTGATATTTGATCATATCTCTGCTCCATTGCCTTCATCTTCTCCTGGTGTAGGAGTTGGTGCTGGTGTAGTACCACCTTTACCAGTTACGTTAGCTACTATATCCGCTTTGATATCTCCATTAATCGTAGCTGTAGTGTTCTTAGTTTCAGTGATAGTATTAGTTGCTGTAGCTTTCACATCCTTAGTAACGTTTGTAGTCTCAGTATTAGTTGTAGTTATAGTATTAACTATCTGATGACCTATGTAAGTCTCTTTGATATGAAGCATCTCAGCTTTGATAGCTTCTAGCTCTTTATCTTTCTCTGTCTTAAGAGCCAATAGCTTCTCACTAAAGCTATTTGCCATTTCAGTAAGCTTAGTATTCACATCTAGCTTAAAGTTAGACATATCCACCTGCATTTTCATTAGAGCATTCTCTAGTGGTAATAGAGCGTGAGCTATCTGTCCTAGCATATCGTTAGCTTTGTCTTCGATAGCTTTATTAGCTTGAGCTATGGTATTCTCTAGATCACTCTTGAACTCAGCTATCTTATTAGGTAGGTCTTTATAAACCTCGATAGCCTTAGTAACATCTGCCATATTGGCTACAATAACCTTTAGGTCATCTTTCATCTCTAGTAATGACTTATAAGTCTCTAGGTTAGCTGTAAAGACTTCTAGTATCTTGATACCTCTAGCTACGATCTCAATAGCTAATAGATGCTTATACACAATATCTATATTAGATATGTCTGCATATACACCTTTAATCTGATCTAGGTTGTTATATAGTGTCCTAAATATCTCTTCATCTTCACTACAATTTACAAATGACTCTCTAAAGGCATAGATGACGTCTAATACCTCTTTCTTGTTCTTGATCTCTGTAAGTAGTGGTATTTGATCTAGAGTATCTTTTAGTACCTGTAGATTATCCTTAAGAGTTACCATAGTATCTTTCATAGTAGCTAGGGTATCTATGTTATCAACTGAGTTTGATACTTTCTCAATAACATTAACTTTAGCTAAGACATTATCTATGCTTGTCATAGCTCCTGCTACTGTATCTATACTATTGATACTATTATTAACTCTTAGTATCTCAGTTAAGTGATTAGTGAAATTAGTAAGTTCTGTAGGTATCTCATATTTCACAACTTTGATTTCAGGTGTAGAAGAACCTGATCCTGTCCCAATAGGGGCTAATACTGAACCACCAGGAGTACCTGGTAAACCTATAGCTGGCATTATTAGTAAAATCCTTTCTTAGTTTCTAGTGTAGATAGCATATCTTGATCTAATGCCCAAGAATGCTGTTTGGCTTCTTCTAGTTCTCTGACATAGTTATTAACTATAGGTCCTTCTAGTTGCTTGAACCCATCTATGCTTCTGACAACTTTTAAAGCAACTAAAGCATATAGTAATCTAAGCAGTTGGTTTGGTAAGGGAAACTCTGTAGATCCTACATTATCTGTTGTGGAGACTAATTCAGGAGCTATTTTCCTATACTTAACATATAGAATATCTCCCTCTTTATTGTTTGGTAAGTATATGGTCTTAGGATCGATTAGAAAAGCATTCTTAGCATTTAAGACATACTCTCTCTGCTTACTATCAGTAACATCTAGTATCTCTAAGACTTCTTCACTTTGGACTGATCTTATCATACTATCTCCTTAAACCATAATCAGCAACTATTGTATCTAAAACTTCGTTAGGCTTATCCTTAGCCTTCTCAGCTTCTCTGATACTCTTTGTAGTAGCTAGTATCACATTGCTATCCTTAGCTAATCTCTTAGTAGCTACACCATTCACATCATACGTAAAGTTATCATCCATATTCAGCTCTAAGCTAAATACTCTGCTATCGCTAGGTACTGCTATGATAGCTTGATCTGTACCTAAGTTAAACTCTGCATATATCTCATTGAGAGCTTGATTAACTACAGGTATAAGTCCTTCACTACTCATAGGCTTACCTGCGTAAGCCGAGATATTAACCATTAGATGATCTTGTATATCACTCAACACTTTGTCTATCTGCATTCATATCCTTTCAAAAGATTGTATTTGATCCATATTTGCTAAGAGTATCATAATCCTCATAGAATAGTTGCTCATCAGCATCTAATGATCTAGCTGCTTCACTAGGGGCATATATATCCATCATCTGTAACATAGAGATAGTATCTAACACATCATCGTGTCTGCTCTTAAAACCCATTTTAGAAGCCTTAGAAGCCTCGTCAACGAACTCTTTACCCCAAGCCATATCCTTCATCCTATTAGCTACCCAAACGTTCCCTTGCTTGAAATTAGGCACAAATAACAAGAACCTAGAGAACTTATCTCCTACAGGTCTAATACCTTCTCTACCGCCATTGTTTGAGCTAGCTAAATTGAAGTAGATATTCTTCTTAACCATCTCATCTCTGATCCAGCTAATGAACCCTGCTTGCTGTCCTGTAGCTTCTATACCTACACTCAGAGGACTATACTTCTGGCATAGCCTGAATAGCTCCTTAATGAACTTACTAACTTCTACCTTATCACAGAAACCATCTACTGCCATATATTGCTTCTGACTATTAACTGCCCATACTGTGATCACACTGTAATCACTACTATCCTTTACAGTAGTAGCTAAGTCAGTAGTGATATAGAAGTTATAGCTAAACTTATTCTTAAATACCTCTTTCTCGTCAAACCACTTAGTATCATCATCATTTAGTAGCTTATCCTCGTCAGAAGTAACCCTTAACATAAGCTCCTGATTGAAGTTCTCTGGTCTTTTCATAGCTTCAGCTTCTTGGTACTCCCTTAATACATACTCATAGGGAAATCTATCTTCCCAGCTACCTTTGAACTCCTCTTTAGTGCAAGGGAACTTCTCACACACAGGTATAGCTGTAACCTTCCAACTACCACTCTCAATAGCCTTATATAATGGATCTTTAGCGTTAAATGGAGTACCTACCCATACTATCTTCTGATTAGTAGGATGTAAAGCCTTAGATACAGCCTTATAAACTATGTCCTCTATGTTCTTGATAGTAGTCTCACTCCTAGCATCTTCATCGCTCATAATGTCATCTAAGAAGGCTACATTAGGTCTCTGTCCTAGTTCCCTAGTACCTCTCACTCCAGTACCTACACCATATCCTCTAACTACTAGCCTATCTCCAGCTACATTCTGAAACTCTAGCCTTATATCAGTGAACTTCCTACCACCAGCATTATCATCCCAGTTCTCCTCTCCTACACTTCCACCATTCTCTACCCCTAATCTAAGGCTCTTATTTGGTATCAATTTCTGTAAGAAAGGACTATTGTCATACTTGAACTGGATATTCTTTCTAAGGGTCTTTACACCATTAACTATGCTATCAGATACATACATAATAAACGATACTTTACCAAAACCTGGTATCTTCCCAAATGCAGCAGCATAGAGGATAATGTACTCAATAAGGCTACTCTTAGCAGCACCACGATGACATACAAGTATATCTCTAGGTGTCTTATTCAGTATGGTATCTAGCATCCTAAGATGAACTAGAGGAGTAGTATTCTCTTCCATACCATTATTAACCTCTTTAATAAAGTTCACGATAGTTAAAGCTTCTTTACTAGGTACATAGTCCTTGAAGCTATAATCTACCTCATTCAGATACTGATCCATAGACTTTGCCATCTTTAGCTCCCCATCTAGCTTGTTTAAATGTAACTACATCATCTTTCACTCTTCTAGGTATGACTAAGTAAGGGTTAACGTCATATACACCATTGCTACCCTTAATTATACAAGCTTGCTTCATCATAGCTAGTATATTAGTAGCTGTAGAGATACTAACATTATACGTCTTAGCTAACTCTTGATAAGTCATCTCTAAAGTGAAATCCTTAGTTACAGCTTCTGTAAGTATATCTAATATGATATATACTTGTGTAACACTCTTACACATTAGTAAGGTTTCCTTTAACTCCTGCATATATACTAATTGATAGCCTGGAGCTTTAAGGTTCTTAGATCTTACTATGAACTCGTCTTGAGCTATCATCTCGTTTGTCTCAGCATCAAATCTTGATACTAACTTGTGTTGTTCTATTGCCATTGTTTTCTCCTTCATCTTATTACTCGTAAGATATCATCTTACTACTGGTAATATCTTACTACTAATAAGATATTTTGTCAAATATCTTACTGCCAGTAAGATGGACAACTACCTCTAAGTCTGCTACTACTAAGCATTTAGAGCATTTTTGAAATATATGTTCTATATATAATAAAATAAAGAGAAGGATTAGAAATTAACAGAAGCTATCAGAAGCTAATGGGAGATATGCTCGGATACTACGTATCCTCATAGGAAACCTTCATACAATCATTTAGAGCCTCATAGAGCAACGATCTTATCCTCAGAAGCTAATTATACCTTTTCTCCCTAATTGCTCTCAGAGAGGCTCTAAATGATTTTAAACCTATAAGTTTGTCTGCCATTGAAACTAGGGAGAAATGTTTGCAGACACAGATGGACATTCACTGAAGCTAATGGTAACTAATGGTAGCTAAGGGGAGCTATGTCTCCTAACGTTACTCCCTAGTTTCAGTGTCTGGTTCTAGGTCTCCCTCAGTGTCAGATACTATATCAGCTTCTACGATCTTAGCATTTGCTATCTGCTTAATATCTCCACCATTCATAATCAAAGCTCTCTGTTGCTCAACTAACTGTGCCATAGCTCTCTCATAGGTACTAACGATACTATCCCTAGTATCAGTCCCATTACCCACCTTAACGTTAATATCTATCCCTTCAGGTGGCTTAAGATGAACTAGCAACCTATCAGCAGCACTGATCCTATCCTTGCTCAGCTTAGCTGTTCTCATCTCTTCAGCTAGTGTCTCAACAGCAGCATACCTATACCCCTGATACATCAGATACAGAGGTATCTCACTCTGTGCCAATATCTTAGAAACTAAAGGTGTCTTTCTATACCTCTGAGCAGCATAATCGATATTCTTATACTCCTTACTACCCACAGGACAATCCCTATTATTCTTAACGAAATCCCTATGAGCAAATGCTGCTTGATAAGCATCCTTAATCCTACCCCTATAAGCCTCCAAATAGCTACAGAACCTAATGGCATTAATGTAATCCTCTAGGGTAACCTTATAGCTACTATCCAGATCATCTAATACATTCTTATAAGTAATAACTGTATCTACAAACTTAGCTCCATCATAGATAGGATCATCTATGCTCTCGTTTACTAGCTTAACAACTTCATCAGTAACAGTAAGCTTCCTCTTCTGTCTCTTACCCTTACTGTTAGTCCTAAACCACTCAGCAACAGTATCAGCATCTACGTGTGCAATATTGCCTACCTTATTCAAACAATCTCCTAATCTAGGTCTTACCTTATCTTCCATAAGCTCTCCTTAAGATATCAAATTACCTTACATTATACACAAATCCTAAACCTTACTCTAAACCTTACTTCTATCTGTTACTGAGGGCAGATACGGATACCAGACACGTGAGCTAAGGAGAAACATCAATCCATAGGTACTCCATAGTTACTCAACAGCTGAACCATAGTTTCTCTGCCACTGAAACTAACAGCAACTATGTCTTTAACTATATCTTCAACTATATCCCCAGCTAGCTTACCAGCTAGAATACCAGCTAGAATACTAGCTAGAATACTAGCTATGGCCTAAGCTTTACCCATTAGTTCAAGTATCAGCCCACAGTA